ATCATCCAACCCGTTTGTCGGTAGATTTTTTCAACGCTGATACCTTATATCCAAGAATTGTATCCGTCACCGATGAAAGTCCATCTAACCCCTATGCTCCGAATCTCCTCCCGCCTCCGCATCCATCGCGAGGGGGCGTCATTCAACTGCATACCCCCCCCCGCGATGGGCTCCGACAGCCGAAGTTGAAGACAGGTCAGTGGGGATGATTAGCCTGTAGACAGTTCACGCATGTTCATCGGATTCTGCCCGCTGCATGGAGCGGCGAGAGCGAGATGTAGAAGCCTGGCGGGACGGGTGACAAATGATGTGAAAATGTGCGGGCGAGATTCGTATCCGCAATTTTGGGGAATTAGCCCAATAAGCTGCCTGCCACTCTACCTCTGCCAAATGCCTTCAATTTCTTTTTTTCCAGAACTACAATTTGGCGATTTGACCGCCATCAACAACTCTTCCGGAGGCTTTTGAGACATCAATCAACCATTTGCCTAAATGTCGATCAATCCAAAACAGAGGTGCGATTGTAGTGATGATTAAATGAATGTTAATTATAGATGGCACATAAGTGGTACTTATGTATTCGGAAAGGACGAAAAAAAGAGACCCCGGAAACCTAGGGCTCTTGAAAAGCCTTGTTTTTCCGGGGTCTGAAGTTGCGGCGATAGGATTTGAACCTATGACCTCCATACTCAAACATTTCAGAATAACCCTTATTTTCAGGCCATTTTAGCACTTCTGACCTTGCGCCGGGAACCAATTGGGAACTATTATGGAAAGAGTTAGTTCCCGACACCAAGGAGCGAGGTTGTGGCCAAGAAAAAACGCGGGGAGTGGGGCAAGCCGTGGCACCGCCAGGACCGTGACTTGTGGCAGGTCCGCATCGACGGCATCCGGCACACCCTGACCGACCAGCACGGCAATTACATCCGCGGAAAGGACAACGGGGCCGCCGCCGAGCAGGCGTTCTACCGCCTGATGGCGGCCCGTGACATCCCGAGCGTCGGCGACAACAACGAGGTGCGGATGATCCTCGACCTGTACCTCCAGGACATGGAGCGGCGGGAGGTGTCCCCGAAGACGTTCAAGAACTACCAGGGCTTCTTCGCCTCCTTCCTGAAGCGGCACCCCCGCCTGCTCGTCAAAGACCTTCGCCCCGCCCACATCCAGGAGTGGTGGAAGAAGTCCCACCCTCAATGGGGCGCGTCCTCCCGGAACCTCTCCGGCAGCGCCTTCAAGGCCGCCATGCGCTGGGCCGCCCTGCCCGGCAAGGGCGGGGCGATCATCCCCAAGAACCCCCTCGACGGCATGGAACTCCCCACCATGCGGAAGCGGTCGTCGGACGTGGTCGTCACCGAGGCCGAGTTCCAGCGGCTGATGTCGCTCGTCAAGTCGGAGGAGGTCCGGAACGTGCTGGTCGTCGCGTGGCAGACCGGAACCCGGCCGGTGAACATCTGCCGGGCCACCGCCGCCAACCTCGCCGACGGGGGCAACTCGCTGTTGTTCGCCGACTGGAACACGCCCGCGGGGAGCGCCGTCCACAAGACATTCGCCAAGACGGGAAGGCCGCTGGTCGTCCCGCTGACCGACGCGGCCAAGGAAATTTGTCTGGGCCTGGCCCGCAAGCGGCCGGAGGGGGAGTTGTTCCGCTCGCCCACCGGCCTGCCGTGGACGGACGTGCGGCTGGCGACGCTGATCATGCACTACGCGAAGCGGGCGGGGCTGGAGGGACGGTTCACCGCCTACTCGTGCCGGCACACGCGGGCGACGACGTTGCTCGAACAGGGGCACTCCGACTCGGACGTGGCGGCGATCCTTGGCAACACCCCCGGCGTCATCCACCGTAACTACTCGCACGTCGCCGCCAAGACGAACCGCCTGCGTGACCTCCTCAACAAGAGCCAGCAGGCTACAGAAATTTAGGGGTGAACACCCGCGGGATGATCCGGGGCTTCTTCCCGACAGGCGGCGGGCTGTTCTCCCTGTCCCGCATGTACTTCGTGAGCGACGCGACGTAGAACCGGATCATCTTCCCGTCGCGGTAGCCCCGGATCACTCCCCGCCTGAACAAGGCGTAGAGTTTGGTCTTCTTCAGTCCCGTGAGCAACATCGCCTCCTTGTAGCAGCACACCTTCCTGGCGCCGTCGTTCTCCTCACTCATGGTTGCATCCTCAACGAAGGCGCGTCCGTGCGCGGGCAATCATCCTTTGTCATCGGGTTTCTTTGGCGGCGGCGGGGGCGGGCTGACCGCCTTGTCCCGCTTCTCGCAGAATGCCCGGAACGCCGCCATCAGCCGCTTCCGGGTCTCGGGCGTGAGCTTCACGTCGTCCTCCCGGCCAGCGGGCCGTATAGCCTGTCTGCCATTCGATTCGCGACTTCTTCGTGTCTCAACAATTCTTCCTTGATGATTTCCTGAAGTTGCCGCCACACGTCCTTGCGGGCGGATTCCGTCATCTGCGGCGGGACCAGTTGCATGAGCCGGTTGGCCAGCCGGAACGCACTGTCATGAATCAGACTTGTGCTGGGCATGGGGATGTCTCCGATGCCAGTGCTTTCCGGACGGCCGCGTACACGAGGTACGAGACCGTCACCGTCCATTCCGGCGGGATGACGCCGAGCAACCCCGCCAGCACGTCACCGGCCGCCTGCGCGGCCAGCGTGTGGATTGAGTCCTCGCTCATCGCTTCGCCCTCCCGGCCCGCAAGCCGACCAACCCCGCCGCCACCGTGGCGGCGAGGAGGATCAGCAGGGAGAACGTGTTGACTGAAACCATTGCGAACATGCGAACTCCAGTTAAGTGCGAAACAAGCCCCGCTTGTGGAACACCGCGTCCAAGGCGGCCGCCTCATTCACCAGCTTCCCGCACACCGCTTTGAACCGGGCGGGGCGGAGGCCTTCAATCTGAAGGAAGGTGGTGATGGAGAACGTCATCTGGCCTTTGAACAGGCCGCATTGCCACGACCCGAAATCGAGTTCTTCGTTCCGCTCCAGCAGGAAGCGGTACAACCCGTCCGGCATGTCATCCGGGTCGAGACGGCACGCGCAGAAGGTGACAATGCTGTCCAGCAGGTCGTCCTCGAAAACCCACACGGTGCGCCTGTGAACAAGCGCGCCACCATTGAAATAAAAGCCGACGCGGTTATGCTCCCGCGCGTCGATAGGCCAGTCGCAACCGCGGGCGACTTGTTCGATATTGCGGAAGAAGGCACGAGAGGCGGAGGGGGAAGACATAGTCATGCTCTGTGAAGGAAATAGTTGGCAAGAAGGAGCCGGCACAAGGAAGCCCGGCCCGTCGTCACGTCAGGGGGTGGAGTGCTTCTTCATCAGGGCTTTGACCCCGATGATGATCGCCACCACATCGTCGACCCACCCGAAGACGGGAATCACGTCCGGGATAAAATCAATTGGGCAAATGACATACAAGGCGCTGAGAATCGGAATAAGCTTTCGCACGTCGAAAACTCCGAAGGGGGAATCATTCGCCATCGACGCGGTAGACGATGACGGTGCGGGGGTGGCTGCGTTCAAAATCTCGGTGCTGTCGGGCGAATTCAGCGATGTCGGCGGCCGACACCCCGCCCTTGCCCATTAGCGCGACCATGGACGCATAGTCGCGGGCTTTCGGAACCTCAGTCAGGAACTCGTCCAGATTGCCGGGGGCGACGGCGTAGCGAGTGAACGAAATTTTGGAGCTTAACAAGTTGAACAGGGACTTCATGATGCTCATGGTTTTGCTCTGCATGATGTTTCCGGAAACAAGCCCCGCCCGCATGAGCGGGGCTGTAAGTCAGCGGCCGAGGCCGCGTTCCTGCTGTTGCTGGTTGTCAATCTGTTGCTCGGGCTGGATGTCAAACCCGAGCGCCGACTGCCGAGGGGCGCTCATGACGGTCGTTGCCGAGTGAATGCCCCCCTGTCTCCCGGTGAGCGCGTCTGTGGTAAGAGAAGCCGTGGGAGACCCTGGCGAACCCTGTTCCCGCACTGCATGCAGGGAGTCCGGAAACGCCGGTATGGCGGCATTCCACAAATCCTCTTTCCCGCCGCGGAACACCGCCATAAACTCGGCGCCGAGCGAGACGGGCTGGGCCATATTCCGTTGCGGAAAGGCGTACAGCATGCTGGCCCCGCTACCAATGATCGCGCCCAGCGGCACCTTTTCTTCCGACACCTGACCCTCCTGTAAAGAATGGGCAATTTCGGATATGGATTAACGGCGCTTCGTAGCGCCGGTTGATTTGGCTGACTTCTGCTCGACCGATTTGGCCGGGGCATTCTGTTCGACAGGCTTGACCGGCGACTTCGTGAGCGTGGGGGCCAACATCAGGCACGGCACTGCCACACTGAAGAGGGCGATCAACAGACAGTGAAGGGCAAGGAAGCGGCGTCGCCTCTGGCCGAGGTGTGGAGCCGAACGAAAGCCGCGTTGGTAGCAACGGGCAAGACGGGTTAGTAGCGGAGGCAGGCCGGGGCTGAAGATCAGGGCGATTTGATCCCCGAGGTTCAGCACCTCGCCGGGCTGGAGCAAAGCCCTCGCGTGCCGGTTCTCGTTGATCCCGGTGTTCGAGCCGGAAGACATCGAGTCGTGGCCGTGATTGTCGAGGCTGCGGCCCTTGTTGCCGCCCGTCGAACTCGTGCGGTAGACGGTCGTGAACTCCCCCAGCCGCTTGCTGATATACTCGGCCGTCTGGAAGTCGTTCACGCCGAAGAAGACCTGCGTGACGTTCCCCAAAATCGTCTGCGATTGCTCGGGAAAACAATGTTCGAGTTGGGCAAGTCCCTGCATGTACATCTGGACCCGGAGCGAAAAACCGCGCCCCAAATTCAGCGCCGTTTCCAAGGCCCGCAAGTGCCCCACCGCACCCATTTCGTCGCAAATCACATGGACCAATCGCTTCTCGCCAACCCCTTGCTCGATGACCGCATTGATCATTGTGGTGAGCCAGACTCTGACCAAATTCCGGTGAGAGTCGATCAAGTGTGCGGGCAGGATGCAATAAACGGTCACCGGCTGTGACCTTAAATCGCGCGGAGAAAACGAACTCGCACTGACCGAGGCCGCGACGGCAGGCGAATTGAGCCAAGTAAGATGCCTGGCCACCGTCGTAAGAGTGCTGCCCTTTTCCCGGTCCACGAAGTGTTGCAACTGCGATACGATCCTGCCCAGCATCCCCGCACACAAGTCGCGGTTGCCCGCCATTGCTGAGATTGCGGCAGCCAGTTCCTCGGGCCGCGCCAGCGTCGTGGCAACCGTGTTCAAATCCCTCGGCACGCCGTTCCCGGCCATAAGCGTCAGCGCAATAATGGCCGTAAGCCACATCACGGCCGAGTCGTTGAAGTGCGGCTCTTTCTCCCCCTTCTCTCGAACCACGATGGCTTCTGCCAAAGAACGAGCCAAGTCCAAAAGATGCGGCGAAGCTCCGCTGATTCCATCCAGCGGATTCAGCACGTCCGGCGTGTCCGTGACAACGTGAAACGGGTCGAGCAATACCACTCGATGCCCCATCTTTCGCCGAATGGCAGCGGTCAGAGTTGCCGCCTCCCCCTTGGGATCGAAGACAATGGCAGAGTCGGGATTTCGCATCAAGAACGGCAAAAGGAACGACACGCCCTTGCCGCCACCAGTGCGAGACACAATCAGACTGTGGATTGAATGTGGAAGAGTCACCCACAAATCCTTCCGCGACAGAGCCGCGAAGAACTGCGTCACCGCCACGTCCGACCTTGTCCGCAGCCGTAACAGTTCCCTCCAGGCCTGCCGGATCGGCGGGGCAGGAATCTTGCCAATGAGCAATCCTGGCTTCCCGCTGCACAGGTCCGCTTGAATAGCTTCCGATGGCGTGATGAACGCCGCCGTCCCGTGCGTCCACGACGCCGCGATGTAGCGCCGCTTCTTCGCCAAGGCCAAGGCGATCATTCCCGTGAAGACCATCGACGTTGGCTCGATGATGGCCAGGTACACCGCAAGCAAAGCGGCGCTGAACATCCACGAGACGGCGGCCACCACGAGACAGAGCCGCGAGAACCGCATGCCTTCCCAAGTCAGGCAAAAGATGAGCGAACGCCAAATCATTCTGGTCGGATTGAGTTTCATTGAAACCCTCACGAACGAGGGCCGGTGTTGAATCGGTTGTCATCGAACGACCCTCGGTACGTACCTGAAGCACAGCCGCCCTTCGGGGCGGCCAGTGACCGTGCGGAAAATCAAAACGGGCTTAGATCAAGCGGCTTCGCCACCACGGCGAACCTTGCGGATGATGGCGGTCAACGCCTCCACGATCTTCTCGGTGGCCCAGTCGCCGGGGAACACCAAACTGAGCGGTCCATCTTTCAGTTTTTTCGGCTTGGGTTTCGCTTTTGCGCTCCGGGCCTTCTCACGAGCGACCTCGGCTTCGAGAGCCTCCACTGTTAGCAAACCAGCCACGATCCGCTTGGCGGTCTCTCGCTGCGCGTCGGACGACAGGTCGGCCAGCGTGTAAGCTGCCCGTTCTGGGATCATCCCATCGCCCTCGCCAACCTTGGCGTGCAATTCCACAATTAGATTTTCCAGCCACTTCAAAGCCTTGCTCACGCGCGGGGCCTTAATGCCGTACTCGAAGCACAGTTGAGCTTGGGTCCAGTTCTCGGCCCTGAGCGTGTCGAAGTAAAACTTTGCCCTTTCACGAGGGGTGAAGTCGCGGCGCATCTCGTTCGACAACCACATGCCCTTCCGCTTCTCCTTTTCGGAGGGCGGTTCCGGGTAAACGAGCACGGGCACGGTTTCGAGATTTTCGAGCCTTGCACACTCCAGTCGGGTCACCCCGTCGTAGATGACCGTCTTCGTGCCGGATTTGTAGCCCAGCAGCGGGACCTGGATGCCCCGGCGTCGAATGTCGGGACGCAGGACGTTGTCTCGGTATTCGGCGTACTCTCGCGTCGTGCGGTCACGTCCGTCTGTTTCCAGAGCAAAACAGAGGTAGACCATGACCGCCATGAACTCTGGCTCGGTCACAAAATGTCTCCTAGAAAACGAGGGTGAAATGGGGCGACGAGGGTTCTGACCCCGAGAAGTTTCAGAGAGTTTCAAAACTCGTCAGTGATTGTCAGCAATCAACCAGGTCGCGCCGCGAACGCGTGTTGAATCCAATTGCACCGCTTGGTTGAGCCAGTTGATTTGAAGACGCTTGTTGAATGTGACTTGTTGAATTTGCAGAGTTTTCTGTTGAGAAGCGACAAGCGGGTCGTTATTGTCTGAGAGTCCCGCCAGAATCCATTTTTCTTTTTCCTTCCAGGTGACGTCACAGAGTATTGGCCTGAACTCCGACGGATTTTTTGGCGTGATCTGCCATGCACGTTGTGCTGGCTCATTCCCTATTCTTCATTGGAGACCAGTCATGTCAGACGAGTGTCCGAAGTTCGCCGACTTCATCAAGGCTCGCCTAAAGGAGCGTGGCACTACACAGAAGGCCGTCGCGGAGGCCATCGGCGCTACGCAGTCCAATCTGAATTGGTGGGTAAAGGAAAACCGCTGGCCGAAAGACCGCATCAAGGCATTCTGTTCCGAGTTAGGCCTCGAAGCGGTGGACTTGTACGAGGGGACGACGCAGACGTCTTACCTCATCGTCGCGGATGGCGGCGAGCAGAAGAAGTTCTCCGTGTCCGGCTGGTTCGATTCTCGGACGCACACGCCCGCGTCACCGCCACACGACTTTGGGGCGGTCGTCGAGGCTCTTGGACCGGTCGTACAAGCTCCGTGCGTTCCGACGGCGATCACCAAAATTTTGAACACCCTGAAGGACGGGGACTACCTCATCACCACGCGGCAGTCCACCCGGCCCAGACTGCTGTCCAAAGGCAGGAAATACGCGGATTGCGTCAGTGCATTGATGGGAGCCGCTGACCGCGGGCTTCAGACGTGCTTCATCCTGCCAACGAGCGACTCCAGCCGTAACTTCATGAAGCGGTACTACATCCAGGACGTGCCTAGGGCGTGGTATTGCCCGGAAACTTTCGATGAATTCGTGACGGCTTACAAGCGGCGCCTCGCGGAAGCGGGCGACTCCAACTCGGACTCCACCTCCCAGAGCCGATTTCAATCGCTGGAATGGGACGATTTTCCGATGAGCGCATTCGGCACGGAAGTGATGCTGATCGGGACACGCGGAGACTGTGGGCTGCCGATCCGTAAAATGTTCACGTTTGTCACGATGGAAGATGGAGCGATCATGATTGTGCATGACAGACACATCGCCATTGAGCGAATGCGGGCGTACTTCCGTGTGGTGCTGGAAGAAAGTGCCGCCCGCGCCGCCCCCGTGCAGGCGAGGTTCTACAACCAGATTGTGGACAAGATCATCGGCGGGTAGGCTTCCGCTCGACAAACGCCCGACGATGTGCTTTTCCTTCTGGGCCAGCCTGACGCCTTTCTGGGGCAGGCTGGCACCCTCACTCCACCACACCCTTCCCGACCCCGCGGCTGAGTTCCACCGCGAACCGCTGCTTCTTCCTGCATCGCTGGCAGGTTCTTCCCCGCCGCTTGTGGGTGAGCGTGTCCACGGAATCGACCCAGTCGTGGGGACGGATCAGGCAGGTCATCAGCCGGGCGTGCGTGCGGCGGCTTCCATCTTATGAGCCACTTCGTTCAACGCTTCGTCGATGGCCATCGCGGCCGAGCGGCCTGCGGGGGTCGAGGGGAGCTTCCACACCGGGCCTTGCACGGCATCCTGCTCGAAGCGGAGGCCGGTGCTGTAGCCTTCTTCCGTCTTCTTGTGGTCACGCATCACCTGCACCACGGCATCGTCCGGCTTGGTCTGACCGGCGGGCAGGTTGAACTTGAACATGATCTGCTCTTTGCCCGTACCGTCTTTGGCGGTGAACATGCGGTAGCGGACTGGTTCAACGTAGCGTTCCGTCCAGCCTCGGCCGGGCTTCTTGTGAGTCTCGGCGTGGGATCGCTCATCGGTGCGTTCAGCAGTTGCGGCGGCGATGGACTCGATGATGGTCGGGGCGGGGTTCTCGGCGGGTGTGGTTTCGGTGCGAGCTTCTGTGTGTTGTTCGGCGGGTTCAGTCTGATGTGCTTCGTCAGCGGTGCGTTTCTTTGCCATGTGGCCTCCTGTGTCTGGGTTAAACCCGTTCATTGAAACCCAGCGGAAGCAATGAACGGGCCAGACCGGAGTAGCGCGTTTGGGGGGAAGTGTCAAATAGGAAGGGCCGGGGATCGCTCCTCGGCTGTTTTTTTGCTGCACGGGGCGATCAACTCCCCGTGGCCCTTGCGGGTCTTGAGTGCCAGTCCAGATTTGCACTGATTGAACGCAATCGTCCGAATCTGGACTTGGTTGGTTGCGGGCCGGACGCTGCCCCGGCTGCCCTCGGGAGGCGGGCGAGATCGGTACGCCGATCTTTGTTTAGTCTCCTCAGTCGCACCCGTAAAGGACGTGCTAGCGTGTCTGCTTTCCACGCCGCCGCAACCGCCGTCATCCTGCCCCATTTCCTCGTCTCGCGCAACTCATTTGAGCAACCCGCTGCCCATCAAACAAAAACGGCCCGCCCCCTTTCGAGGACGAGCCGCGACGCCCGCGAGACTGGGGTCAAAAGGCTCCCGCAATTGCGATGGCCGTCCGACCCGTCTTTCAGGGTGTCTCGTGTCCGGTAGCTGTCCGGAGACTGGGTCAAAAATGGTGCAGAATGTGTGCCAAATGATGGCGGGAATGTAACGAGGCAAAGTGCTTCAACGACTCGAACTGCTATGACCGTCCACCCGGTTCCAATTCCTCTTTGCACTCCCGCCGAATCTGAGAAATTCGCCCTCTTGAAACGGCGTGCTTCTCCGCAAGCGTGGACGTGTCCTCTCCAGTCATCATGTCCGTTACGATTGCCCTCTTCTTGGGAGTCATGCGTTCGAGCCACGTTCGCATGTCGGTTTTGAACGCCGCACAATCCGCTGGCGAAGAGTGCCTATTGTCTACCACGGTGTCCATCGGGCTTAACCCGTCTTCCGGCTCCTGGGCGACCTTGAAGCCAGCCCGGAGTTGGTTCGTCCGGTCAGAGACATCGGTGGACATGAAGCCGCCGGCGGCCCGTCTTCCGGCCTTGACGTGCTGGCAGCACCGCTTGGCGAGGACGCAGATGAAGCTGTCGGGTTCTTTCCCCTGTAGGTCTGCGGAGAGGTACGACTTCCATGCTTGGGCGGTCATCTCCTGAACGGCCTCGGCGCACTTCTCCTTGCCCCAGTAGCGGAAGTGGTGATGTCCGACTTCCTCGATTTTTGGAAGGACTGCCAGGAAACGTTCGTGGATCGCCTTGATGTTCGGAGGGGCTTGCATCCGCGGACGGTAGCGCGAATGGGACGGTGGCGCAATCCATTTGTTGACCGAAGGCCCGGCTCATGTTTTCCTTCGGCCATGAAGCATTTTGTTGGAACCAGAACCCCTGATGGCTTCGAGGTGGATGTCCTCGACCAGTCCTTTGAAAATGGGGGGTATCCGCTCACTCCCAGAGAGGGGCAGGCGTTCGCATGGGGAACATCGGGAGCGGGGTCGATGAACTTGGCCCTAGCCGTTTTGCAGGATGTCTTCGACGGAGACGAGTCACTTGCCCGGAAATGTGCGAACGACTTCAAGCGAACCGTCATCGCCCAACTGCCCGAAGATGGCTTCTCGCTCTCTGAAGAAGATGTCCGGCAGGCCGCACTCGGACTGACCGGAGCAATGGGAAGGAAGCGCGTATGACCTTTACCCTCCCGCCCATTCAGGCCCCGACTGACGAGGAAGTCAAACAGTGGACGACAGCGAAGTGGAAGGCCCAGGAATCCGCTCTGCTTTCCGGACTTCACCCAGCCATCATGGCCATAACGATCCCCACCATGTTCTTCGCCATCCCCATGCAAGAGGTGAAGGAGAAGTGGTTGCCAGTCTTCGACGGGAAGAATGACGGTGAGGCCTGCACAAGGCAGGTCGAATGCGGGCGGAGGGCATTGGCCGAATTTCCTGATGGCGTGTTCTTCAAGCTCGACAGTCGCAGCCCGAAAGACTCGGACATCGGAAAGTACACCGCCGAGAACCTCGACCAACTGCCCAACGCGTTCTTCGGCAGCGAGAGGGTGTTCGACGACATCTGCCTGCAACGCCACCACCGCGACCGGATCGTGCTTTGCTTCCGCAAGTGGGTGGAGTTCGGCGAGGAGTACCGCGTCTTCGTGAAGGAGCGCCAGATTCAGGGCATCAGCCGGTACGACTACCTGAGCGCGTCCAAGGTGGAGCATACGCCGGAAGTGGTCGCCGCAGTGCAGGGTCAGGCCGAGGGATACCTCGCAACGATCAACGAGCATTACCCGCCGAGCGACTACGTCTTCGACATCGGCCACACTCCCGATGGGCCGGTGATGATCGAGATCAATCCGTATGGCCTGTCAGACCCGTGCTTGTTCGGCAGCTACGCGAACATTCGCGGCTTCGTCGCCTGACTGTGGACATCCCCGACCGCATCCAAGCTATCCGCGATGCCGACCCCGACTTCTGGCGTAACCCGGACGCCCTGAAGGCCGCCCTCATGGTCTGGCAGCCGGAGTGCCACGTCAACGACCACGGCATCTTCTCTCCCTGTCCGCGTGAGGTGGTGGCCATGTCAGGGAGGGCGGTGGCCGAGGTGGGCGTCTGCCGCGTTCGTGAGCATTGCTACGTCTTCTGCAGCGGGCTGGAAACTTCAACCACGGGATTCGGTTATGCCCCAAGCGTTTGGTCAGCCCATCCCTACGACACCGAGGACGCCGCACGGCGGGCAGGCGTTCAGGAACTGCTCGAACGTACCGCAGAGCAGAAAGGGCATTCGGCAGCGGAGAAGGCTGAACTTTCGGTGATCCGGGCAAGGCTCAGGGAGCAAGTTGCCCAGCCGACGCTGTTCTGATCGATTCTGACGCTGCAAAACTTGGCCGAACCTTCTAAAATGACAAAAGATTCCAGCTACTGACGTTGCTGTTCCCGAAGCTGCATGGGAAATTCAAGGTTTTGATGGCCGGAGTGCCGCGAGCGGGAGGGCGTGAAATGACTCTGCAAGACGTTACCGATTACATCATCTTGAAGGTAACAGAAGGTGGCGGCGACCTGAATCTGCTGAAACTTCAGAAGCTCGTTTATTATTCTCAGGCTTGGCATTTGGCCACCGCAGGCGAACCGCTGTTCGACGGAAGATTCCAAGCATGGATTCACGGGCCGGTGAGCAGAGAGCTTTACGACAGGTTCGCAAACACGAAATCGCTGTACTCTCAGGTATGGCCAAGCAATGTCACGCCTGGGTTTGACCCAGACTCCGTTCCTTTGGCCGCGCGGGCACACATTGACGCTGTTCTTGAAGCATATGTGCAGTACAGCGGCTCGCAACTTGAAGAGATGACCCACCGCGAAGAGCCGTGGCAGCTCGCCCGAAAAGGCTACGCCCCAAGTCAGCGTTGCGAGGTTGAAATTGATGAGGCGGCAATGTCCAACTACTATGGGGCGCGCCTAGGGGAAGGAGACTGACCCAACAGGAGGTGGATGACGTGGCAAAATTCAGGCCTGTTCTTGAAGCACCGACGCCGCCTCGTGGCAACACGCCTGTCGTTGGCGAAGTTCCCCTCGCTACCAAATGGACGTTCTCTTTTAGGTTCTGGAAGCAAGTTGAATTCTTTGGTCTCGACAAAACAGATTCCAAATGGTTCGTGTCCTTGATGGAGAAACTTTCAGAGCTTAGCGGGGAGGAGATTGACGATTTTTTCTCTGATGGTCCGAAGAAAGCCAGGTGGCGATACCATGACATTTCTTGGACTCAGAAAAACATCCCTCTTCAACGGGCCGAACTGAATTGGCTTCCCAAGGATTATTTGGACAACCCAGAAGAATACCCCATAGTTCAATTTCAAGTATCTCAGGCATTAGGAAGAGTTGTTGGCTTTTGGGACGAAAACCGAGTTTTTAATTTGGTATTGCTTGACCCGCTTCACAACATTCAGCCCGCCAAGCGGTTTCACTACAAAGTCAACCCTTGCTCGCCTCTGCCGTGTGTGTATACGACGCTGCTTGAGGATGTTGATCGAGTCAAGAAACTGGAATGTACTACCGCCGACTGTCCGGCAAGGATGGCACTCGCAGCCGTCCCAGATAAAAATCACGTATATTCAGTTTCAATTTTGCGGATAGAGGACGGTGTCGCAGACGACGTGACAAAGTTATTGGAAGCAGATCCTAAGCTTTCGATGCAAGGAATTATTGAAGAAGGAGTGCTGAGTCTGCTTTGCAAAACTCCCGGGCAAGCCCCTGCAAATGGCGGTGCGGCGCAATCTGGCATTTCAGACGAGACGATCACAATCAAAGACCCCAATGAAGGCTCATAGCGAGCAATTCACCGGGGTCTCATTTCACGCGAAACACCGTTGGCAGGAGCCGCAGGACACTTCGCTATTCACTTCGTTCGGACACAACGGCAGAACGGTTAACCCGATCCGTGGACGAGGGAGCTTTCGCAACCTTCGGACGCGGAACACAAGGTCGGCAGGTTTCGGCGGCGTGTCTTCATCGACTTGGAGGTAGGCAACCTTGATCCGTTTGGGGATACGCTCGGGCGTTCCTGTCTCGGAGTCAGTGCTGTACCATCCTCGGACTTGCTTCAGTGCGGCCATTTTCTCCAACACCTCCGCAATCTCCGGGATTCTCCATGACCTCGTGTACCAGTAGTACCGGGGCCGGGAAACCTTCTTCATGATCCAGAGCCACCTTTCGGCGTAAACCCTGTCCATGAAATCGCCAGAAGTATGGACCCGAAGGACCAAAACTCCTTTGCGGCGAACCTCCTTGACCATGCGGTCGCAGAAATCGTCACGTTTCGTTTGCTCCAAGTTCCAGTCCAGCCGTTCTTTGACTGAATCGAACCGGAAGCGATGACGTGTGGCGTAACAGCATCCCTCGCAGATTGAAGTCCTGCCTGGGCATGTTGTCACCGCGGGAATGGACCAGACGTGGATCGCAGTCCCGAGTTTCGTGTTCCCTTGCTGCAAGAGTCCACGCACCGTAGTCCCCATTTTTGAAATCCTTTCGAGAAAAGAGAAAGGGGGATTGGGCGAAAACCCGGCGACGGTGACAGGGGTTGGCGCTTCGCGCAAGCAAAGAAAGTGGTTGACACGAGCGTGTCACCGCGCTAGGGTCGCGGCAGTTGAATGGAATCGAAGGGTTCAGGAATGACTGGGTTAGAGAGCCTTAAAACTCAAATCGCTGATCTGGCATATCTGCAAAGAATGACCGATTCCGAGGCATACGAGATGATCAAAAACCTGCGTTGGCTGGAAAGCGACGGCAGGCCGGAGTGCCCTCGATGCGATTCGCGGGCGATCTACGAGTATCGCTCGCGGCAAATCTTCAAATGCAAAGAGTGCAGGTCACAGTTTTCGGTCACTTCCGGGACGGCTTTCGCGAGCCGGAAACTCTCCCACCGGGACATCCTGATTTCAGTCGCCGTGTATCTCAGCGAATCCTCTGGTGTCCGTGCGTTGAACGTAAGCCGATTGACCGGCAAGCAGTACAAGACGACTTTTGTGCTCTTGAACAAGCTGCGTGAGGCGATGGCCCCCACTTCGGATGAATGGATCGGAGACAGATACTTGCTGGCGACGGCAAGAGCACTCGCTTCCCCGGTAAGCCGCGATTGGAAGGCATACTGGCAGCGGTCGGGGGCATATGGGAACTAGACGCTCAAAGCACAACAAGGGCCGCAAACCTCTGTACAAGGAGCACAGAGGCACAGGTGGAACCGCGACCATGCCGTCGACGATTGTGCCTGCCACGGCTGATCAGATTCTGGCTCGGCCGGCGTACATGGGCGGAATGCTGCTCAACCAAGGTCTGAATTGGAAGGATCGAGACAAGGAAAGGCTCCGCATCCTGTGCGAGGCGTGCGCCGACGTCGAGAGGAGTGCCGCCGCTCTCGGGAGGGAACCAAAGACGCTTGCGTACAAAGCCCGTGAGCTCGGCGTGGTCATGCCTGAGTCGTGGACACTGCTTTTGCCCAAGCCCAAGTACGTCCCGCATCCCCGAGAACGAGTCCAGTTACTTCGCTACCCGTTCATCATCAAGGCCACGGGAGATCAGGCCGACCTCATCGCCGTGACCAACTTGGTGCCAAAGGGGCTGCCGGACGAGATGCGGGCCGACATATGCCAAGAGATTCTGTTGGCTGTGTACCAGGGCAAGATCAACATCTCCACGCTGGAGAAGCGACCTGACTTGGTGAGGAATTACGTCAAGCAATGGCGGCGGGATAATGTCGAGCGGGGTGGGTACGGGGTAATGTCCCTGAGCCAGTATTGCGACGATGATCGAGCAAACGACGAGATCGCCTCGTCCATCGCCGCGAAAGACTGGGATTGGCAGCAGATGAACGACAAGCGGTCGGCTCACGAAGCAATGATGGCAACATTCACGCAGCCGACCCAGATTGACGACGTGTACCGCAACGAGATGCGAAGGCACCACAAGCAGTCACATGCCGCCGGACGACACTTGAGCTTTGCGGAAACAGTCGAAATTTATGGGTAATGGGATGAAGGAATCGAAGGCAAAGTGTTCTGACTGCGGAAAGACGTTCAAGCCATCAACTTGGTTTCACCGCTATTGCTCTGGGCTATGCCGACTTCGAGCGAGCCGCAAGCGGAAGCATGAGCAGTCCAAACAGAACACCCAGCCCAAGGATGGGCGGTGAGGTGAATGATAAGAGTAATGGGTTAATGGTAGGTAGGTTATGATCGAAGGTGAAAGCAGAGAGAAATTGAAGAGGGTCATTGCCCGGATGGAAAAGACCTCTTGGGAGTTGATTGAGGAATACGTGAATCGAACGGCGACGGCGTAAACATTCAGATAACGCATCCAAGTATGGGATGGAGAGAGCAACAGAGGAAATGTCCGGGGGGGGGTTATGGTGAGTTTCGACAACGAAAAGCTGGCAAAGCGAGTTTACGGCGCACTTTGGGAGAAGCGGCTTCAGTACCGCGATGCCGCCGAACAGATGGGGATTTCGACATCAACAGTCTGCCGCATCGTGACGCACCGCAAGCGGCCAGATGTGGACTCGTTAGCACGAATCCTCGATTGGCTGGGCGATGACTTCAAAGATTTTGTTAAACATGACCGACCATCGAGGAAACAGTCACCCCATGACCCGCAAGCATGAACCCCTCCCCCACGTCACTCTGGCTTCCGCTGGGGAACTTATTCAGGAGTTCTCTTGGATGAAAAAGTGCAAGAGGTTTCCGGTGAGGATTGTCTACAAGCTGGTGGGGTTGCTTTATGAGGAGAATTTGAGGCTTAGGCTGAGGATTGCGGAGTTGGAGGGCAGGGATGGAGATAGGAAGTGGACGGGGAGGGTTGGGAAGTGAGGGCGTCGCCCTTCGGGCCGGAGAGCTACGGGGTTCGCTTCGCTGCGGTCCCTTCGGGACTGAATCGCTACGGCAGCTAACGCGTTGAAATAGAGAGGAAAGGAATCAGAAGGTGAGCAATGAATCGATAGATGAGAAGCCAAACGAGTGCCCTGTGTGCGGAGACTGGAAGCTGACGAACGCGAAGCACTGCAAAGACTGCGAGACGTGGAAAGAAAATACCGAAGCGAGACGCAAGGCTTTGGCTCGCCGCAAAGCATTCGGGAATTTGCTATGACGGATACGCGCCCCATGCCACAGTCTAACGCAAGGAAGTAACAACACAACCAAGGAAGGTGAATATGACGAAACTCGGTTTGACGACACTGGCAGCAGCAATGCTGGCAACTGGACAACTCGTTCCTGAAGGCATGGGGTTCCCTCTCTCCCAGCCAAGGCAGACCAAACAATTCACGGTGTTCGATCAGGAGCGATTGGACAGGGCTGAGGCAAAACGTGAGCGGCGTTTGGCTCGGAACCTCGCTGTGGCCAAGGAGACATTATGACCAAGACCATAGGGAGCGAAATGGAGAGGCTGGAAAAGCTGGAGCGGCAGTTTATCAAGGCGAAGGAAGAATATGACTACATGCGGCTGGAGCATGAGCGAGTTCTGTTGATGCACGCAGAGCGTGACTTCGGTGCAAACGCAATTGCCATGATGGCCGTCATCCGTGCGCAGCAGAATCAGCTTGAGGTGGCGAGGGAGGCTCTGCTTTATGTTCGTCACCGTGATGCTCGCTGGCACGACGATGATGTTGTGACGCCAGCCCTTGATGCCACCAACCCCAACCAGGAGCTACCTGCATGACGCAGAAACCCGAGAACCCACAAGCATTTCCGATGACGGTGCTCAACTTTGCAACAAATCAAACCCCTCACTCAGGCAGCGATTCCATTGGCATGACGCTCCGGGACTACTTCGCCGCAGCCGCTATGCAAGGCTTTTTGGCATCGGACGCCCTCCTTGACGGACAGGCTTCACGAGAGCCAAGCAAAACGGCAAAAGCGGCCTTTGGGTACGCAGACGCCATGCTGAAAGCGAGGGAAGCATGACGCTCATTTTCCCCAAGCATGCAGCAAGCCTTCACCTCGAACACAACACTCATAAGGCATATTACCTCACCGTAAAGCAGTCCATTGAGCAACACGACCACGGATTCAGGGATGACGATTGGGTGTCAGAGGAGCAGAAGCAAAAGGCAATTTCCACCAACGAATGCTGGACGCTCCAATGGTATCCGGACACTCCCGGTGGATTTTGCCTGTTGTCGGCGGCAGACCTAGATGTGCTGCTGGAGTCAGCATTAAGAGGCGAGACAGAAAGCGAGGCTGCATGAGCAAGCTCCCCGATACCTCTCCCATCATAATCACTTGCCTGCTCTGCGATTGCAGTTACGCCTATCCCGGCAACGTCGTGACGGTGGATAAGGTCAAAGAGTGTTGCGGAGGGAAGAATTTCAGGGCCGAGAAACGCGGCCAAGGTCCTGTGAATCTTTCGCACCTTGCCGGAGGACGCGTATGACTCAGCCAACGGATACACGCGCCCATTTCCCCGACATCTCTCCCATCAGCGATGAGTGCCGCACTCGGTTTGAGGCGTGGCACCTCGAAAGCTATGGCGTGCCGTATGACCGGTTTTGTTCGCATTCAGCAGGAAGATGGCATGGCTGGCAAGCCGCATTGAACCGCACTCCCCCATCCATCAGCCAGTCAGGGTGGATGGACATTGAAACGGCTCCGTCCAACAAGATTCTGCTGCTGTGGTGCGATAATTCGTTGCCTGATCTACCGAACTGGAAAATGGCTACCGGGGCGCGTCACTCCGATGGAACTTGGCATTGGGACGGCGAACGCCTCGACAAACCGTACCACCGCCTGCCCAGCCACTGGATGCCCTTGCCACCGCCCCCATCCGAGCAGACCAGTAAGTGTGTGAGTGCCAAGGACATCGCCGCCTGGGTCAATTCGCCAGAAGGGAAAAAAGAGTTGCAGGAGGTTCAGGACCGCAGCGCCCAAATTCTCAGTGAGCTGGCAGATGCCCGGAGGATCGACCCTGATGAATTGAGAAAACCGATGGGTATTTATCCCACCGCCTCATCCGTCTTGCGTGAAGAACGGGTTGGGTTACAGGTACTTGACGAGGATGCGGTCGAGAGGCTGGCCAAGTATCACCGCGATGTACAGGTGGGAAAAGTTCCGAGTGCGTTGCAATGGGAAGCGTTACATGAACCTGAAAAGGATCAATACCGTGAGTGGGCTAGAGGAGCTATTTCTGCCTTGAAGGGGGAATCGCATGTCTGATTATCGCTGCAAGCAATTTGAGTTATGGGCCGTGCAGCAAGGCCTTTCGGTGGAAATCTCTGACAAAACCATGGGGTATGACGACAGCGACACCATGTGGGCACGCATGGCGTGGGATGCTAAACAAAAAACCAGAGTGCAGGGGCTGGATGATCCGGGGTTGGTGGAGGTGGTTGCAAATTGCCTAGACGACTACTTGGACGGCGTTGTTGACGGAGAGAGTGGACGCAGAATCGCCAAAGCCGCCATTCGGGCAATCAAGGAGAGGGTGAACGGGGTATGAGCGCGAATATCTCTCCTGACGTATTCATCCTCAGCCAACGCGACCTTGACTCACGCGAGCAGAAGGCATTTCAACGCGGCGTTGAGCGTGGGCGATTCGAGGAGCGGGCGGCGATGGGCAAAGAGCGAGTGGCCATTAACTGTGCCAACTGGAAGAAAGGACGGTGCGGGGATTGTGGCGTCCAATGGCAAGGCCATGAGGTTGACAGCTTGTTCAAATGCCCGTTCTTTGCTGAAAAGACTCCCGTTGGATAACCAGCCGGAAGGCCAAGCCATAACCCTCCCCCTCTTCCACCCCGCAACCTAGGGTTGGGCGTTGCCTTCGGCCCGAGCCTCTACAGGGTACGCTTCGCTTCCGTCCTTCGGACCGGCTTCGCCGCCATTCCGAGTCTCTAACGCGGGGCCGAGCCACCTCACCCCGTTGCGAGACAGTGCCAGGGGTGGTACAGTGCATACCTGAACGGGCAACGACGACGAATTATGCCTACAATCTGACTATAGGCTTGCGGTCGGAGGGTGATGGGAGTGAGCGAGTTTCGACTGCTCAAAGTGCCCACACCAGACGCCGACCTACTTGCGCGCATCGGGAAGTTGCGCGTGCGAGCTTGGACCACGCTAATCCCTCAAGCTGCTGCGATGGGAGCTTGGCTGGACGAGTTTGAGGATGCTGCCCATCATTGGGTGGTTTTTCATGGCTCGGAACTCGTGGCCGCCGCGAGGATGAGCATCCACGCCGCACTAGACTTGGTTCCCGACCCTGAGTGCTTCGCCGGGGTCTTTGGTGAGCCACCGGAGGCACCAATCGCGTCCTTCAATAGGCTTGTGGTCGATGGCCCCTGGCGTGGTTTCGGGCTAAGTCGTCAGTTGGACGAAGCGCGGCTCAATTTTGCAATGGCGTCTGGGTGCCGGTCGGTTATCGGCTCGACCCCCGCTGGGGAGGGGCGTTTGCGGCAAGTGGCCGGATTAGGGTTCGTTGTGGTGGGGGAGGGCAATTTGGACCACCGCCCGCCCTGTTGCTTTGGCCCACGCCCAATGGTCTACTGGAAGCCCCTGCGTTCGTGATGTTGTTTGCGGACCTTGCGTCTCAGTCGTTTACAGGCGTCCAACGGGGGGCAGTGGTGAGTTCGGAACAAAGGGCGGTCCGCGGATGGTACTCGGTCGCAGCCCGCGGTGCGGTCGGGTTGGTCATCGGCGCCGCCATTGGTCATCTCACACTTACAGAACCGGACGGCCCTCCGCTTGGAGGAGCTTGGCTAGGCGGGTTGCTCGGGCTGGGGATTGGGTTGTTGGTCGGTGTATTCATGTGGACGGTGTACCCGTACCTCGGCCCCGAGGAACCAGGGTCTGACCCGGAAAGCCGTCCCCCTAAAGAGTGAGGGCGTCACCCCCGCGGGGTCGGAGTGCTACGGAGTACGCCTACGGCTTCCGTGCCTGCGGGACCGGCTGGCGCCGCCTCTCCTATCCCTCACGCGGCATGGCGCGCACAATCCTCAATCAAGAACGAGCCGGATCGTTGCAATAATATTCGTATTCGCGGAGGTGCTCTAAAAACTCTGCATATCGGTCAGAAAATTTACCAATATGATGCTCGATGCGAGGCCCGCCTGTCAGTTTCAGGAATATTATCTTGCCCACTTCCTCTTTAATCTCATTGGCAAAATAATGCAGCCGCTGCATCTGCCGCAATCTGTCTGGATCAATTGGAGTCACAGTGGCGGTATATTTCGCGACCTCTCCGCCAATCACTCTGACACAATGCTCTGCCTGAACCGGTATTGTGTCCGAATTGACTAATATGCCTGTGTCGTTTGCTCCGAGGCGAATCATGTTGTTAAATACGCCCAGCAATTCGCGATACGAATTTAACGAGTCAATAAGTTTATCGTCTGCATAATAAGTCTGGCCGAGCATTATCTTTGCTTGTTCAGCCTCATGCACCGTCCTGTCAGTTGCATCAACAGATTTCAAGAATCTCGACCAACTCATTATCGTGAAATGGAAGCCGGTTTCCTGAAAAAACTCGTGCGTCAATTCAGGTCGAGGCATCAGGGGTCTGTCGTTACTTCTTACAAACCAGTCAGCCTTCTCCTCGTTGCATACAAAAATTACTGGCTTCTGCTTGTCTTTTGCAAGCTGAATCAGGGTGTGCCAGATAAGCAAGTCTCCGACGCCCTCGTCAGGCTTTCCACCGTCCTTATAGCCAGGTGGAATTTTGCGAGCAAGCCGCCTCGACAAATCTTCCCTGATTTGAACTTGCGACAGGCTGTGATCCACGATGCGAAGTCCTGTGAACACTTCACGGTAAAGCTCGCTCACCTTGTCATTCCAGCCCCAGTCGGCAAGGATTTGCTGAAGCAGGTTTAGCTTTTCCTTGTACGCCTTAGTTTTCTCTCTTATTGCCGCTCCTAGCTCTTTGAGCGCAGTGTACTCGGCTATCCCCTCAAGCATCGGACAGTCCAAGGACTGAACCGTCGGGAGGGAGCTTAACCGGTTATAAACTTGTGAAGAGACATCGGCTACTTTTCTGGCTCGATTCTTGCCGTACTCTCTGACGGCCTGGGCAGGTGCAAAAAGCCGCTTAGCCTGAGCCAGTTTCAGGTAAATGACTTCCAAGTTGGCGACACTTTCTGATCCCATTAGAGAGGGCGCGAGGAGTACATTGGCATCCAGTCCGAATACGGCGGTTTTTGCCAACTCTTCAGGCGAAGGAGACCTGTAGGTGAAAATGTCTTCTGGTTTTGGGAATATGGTTTCCAGCCAGAAGAGGTCGACATCACCCTTCGGCTTCTGAGCGTTGTTCTCTGGCTTTTCAGCTTCAGCGGGAACTGGCTTTCCTTTTCCAGCCTTCGGTGCTTCATTTTTTTTGAGCGGGTTAACGCCCTGAGCATCGCCAGAATCGGCGGTTTGATTTTCGTCGGAGGGCATATTCAGCTCAAGAAAGACTGCTTGTACTGGTCAATTGTAAGAACAATTTCCGCGGCGTCGCGTTCCCTGCCCCATACAGGAAGCAAAGGGGCGCTGCCCCTCCCGCAATCAAGGGGCAAGGCTACGCTTCCGGGCCAATTACTTTCCCCTCGCTAAACGGCGATTCCTCGCGGCCGCTGACGCTCCAAAGTAACCGTCCCGGAACCCCTTGACTGCTCCTCCCCGATCTCGGCGATGGCCAGAAGGTGTACGGCTTTTCAAGCACGACACCTTCATAACCAACCCAGAAAGGACACCCCATGACTGACAACAAACCCAGCCACACCGCCTTCTCCGTGCGTGACGGGAAGGACGGCAAGACCGGCCGCTGGACCGACATCGGCGTCGCGTTCGCCACCAAGGACGGACGCGGCTTCATCATCCACCTGAACAGCCTGCCCCTCGACGGACGCGTAATTCTCCGCGAGGCAGATCGGAGGGGGTCATGACCGCCCAATTCGTCGGCGAAGACTGGAGGTGCGAGTGCGGGAACACGACCATGTCCAGCGGGTTTGACCCCTGCCTTCGTGACGGCACGGTTGTCGAGCCGTTTGCGGACCAGTGGACCGAGGGCGACCTGTACCGTTGCATGCAGTGCGACCGCATCATCGAGTATGACGCAGTAGACGACGAGGGGTGGATCGTCGGGTGGGCCGTTCCTGTGGCGGTCTAGCGGGCGATTCAGGTTGGGGGCAGTCCCAGCGGCGGCCCTCAGTCAGCCGACTGACCGCACCGGCGTGCGCTCGGCTTGGCCTCGCTACAATGTTCGATGACCATTTACCGCGAGTTTCCCACGGACACCAGTGTACTGTAACGCGGGCGGCCGAGCGTCCGCAACGAGGTTCCGTATAGTTGACCTTGCGAACAGTTTGCCACGGGTGAAAGGATGCTATCTATGCGAAAATTTCTCGGCCTCGTTGTCGTGGCTGCCGTGATCGGTCCGGCCACCGCCCAGAAACCGAAGACGCCACCAGCCGTCCCCGCCGTCGCTGAAAAAGTGCTTGACGCCGCCGAGGCTCCCGCCGAGGCCCCGCTCAAGCCTCTTAAGGAACTGGCGAAGTTTAAACTGTCCAACGTCCGTCTGGAGGTTCCGGCCCCGGGCCAGCAGGCGCTCCTCAAGGTGCGATATGAACTGACGTCGGCCGGGGACCTCCCGAACCCGGTCCTGGTCCTCCGCACCGCGGACGGCAAACAGCGGTTCATCGGCGCGAGATTGATGGGCCGTGACGTCCTGAAGGACAAAAGCGGCGACATCACCCTCGGCCTGGGATACGCCCGAATCGGCGAGAACACCAAGGAGTTGGAAGCCTACCTCACGTTTTCGGACCGGCGTTGGGAGGACGAGGAGTTCCGGCCCACGTTCAAAGTCTCGAACTCGGCGGTCATGGGCGACCTTGGCCGTGACTTGCAGTACGCCCGCGACTGGACGGCGGAGGAGACCAAGAAATTGAACGACCCGCCGCCGACCGGCCCGGCGCTGAACGCCAATGGCAGTGTCGGCAAGGACACGAAGTTCGTCGGCTTGGTGGAGAAGACGACTCCTTCACTCCGGTTCGCCGCCCCCAAGAAGACGCCGGTGGTCGGGTTCCACTACACTCTCGGCACCTTCGAGCCGGTAAAAGGGTTGAAGGCCGGGTGCATCGTCCACCTGAATCCCAGTTTCGACCAGCGGCAACCGAGTTACGGGCAAAAGCGGGAAATGGCAAAGCCGGGCTACGCGGTCGGGGCGGTGAACGTGAAGACAAACAGCACGGTGACCGCCATCCAGGCGGTTTACATGAAGATCATGCCCAACGGGACCATTAACACCAAGGACAGTTACACCGGCGAATGGGTCGGCGAAGCGGGACCGAACGACAAGGAAGAGACGTTGAGTGGAAACGGACGCAAGGTCATCGGAACGCATGTGCGGCATTTCGGCCGGGTTTACGCGCTCGCCCTTGTGCTGGAATGATTCGATTTGGCCATGTTTATGGGAGCCGCAGCGGTTGATTGACGCCGGGCGGCCGACCATTCAGTCTTCCTGATGGTCGGCCCCGCCTTCGATGTCACCTATTGCCAGCTTCACACATCGATTCGCTCCTCGCTGGGACTCCCCTCCTCGTCGTCGCCCACCTTGATGAACTGCATCTTCGACTTGCACACGTCGTACACGCCCCGCTCATTCCTCCTCCACCGCCGCCGGCGTCACTCCAATCCTGACCACATTCCCCACCCCGCTCGCGGGTTCGCCCACCCTCAACTCGTCTCGCTTGCATTGAACGAGGTGGCGGGCGACCTGATACAGGTTGCTCCCGTCGATGGTCACGTCGAAGACGCCCTTGTCCGACTCGTACCGGAACTCGATGCGGCTGCCGTTCCGGTCCATCCGCACCTCGCCCAGGATGGAGGCGTAGGAGATACCGTGCCAGCCGTCGTCGCTGAGGAGCATGAGGCCCGCGAGGGGGTGGCGGCTGCTGACCAGCCCGCAGCCGTCCTGAGCCGGTTCGCTGCCGAGGTCATCCTCCTTCGGCTCGTCAATCTCCTGCCTGGGGATGTCGCCCTGATCCCAGAGTGACGCTCGGCGGCCTGTCGGGTTCTTCATGGTATGGCTCCCCTGTTGGTTTTCGGGAGTGTGCCTGTTTGGGGGATGGATGGCAATCAGTTTTGGTTGTCCTCAAGGGACCGAATCAGCTTCGCCATGCAGGGCCGGATCGCCCGCTTGCCAGAAAGCCAGTATCGGACGGAACGCGTCGATACGGACAAAGCCCCCGCCAGCTTAGATTGCCCGCGGGGGCCATAGAGCCGTTCACCGATTTTGCGGAGTTCTTCGGGTGTCATGGGTTGGCTGAACCCTTTGACGGTTGTAGTTGCCCTGCGAGGACGCGCAGACATGCCAGCCGCAAATATTTCTCCTCAGTGGTGTGGTCGTCCCAGCTATTGCCGCTACGGCGTTCCAGATGGTCGAATTGCGAAAGCTCACTGTCGTGAATGTGCCACGAAACCTGACCGGAACCCGAAACGACCGGGAGGTCTAAGAACACGATCCACCTCCAGTCATCCTCCCATGCGCTGTCGGGATGCCGCTCCAGCCATGCTGGGAACAGCTTTGACAAGGCAGCAACTAGTTTGTTTCGCTCGGAGTAGGCGGCATCCTTTGCCTTGCGAAGTGCGGTAATCTCATCAAGGAGAGGTGCTCTGTGGTGCCATGAGCCCTTCCACCCATTCCAAAGAGTTTCGACCGTTGATTCCGCGTAACCTTCGTCCATCCAGTGTTGGAGTGTGAATTTCTGGCCCCGATTGCGCATCCATTCTTCAAATGCCTCACGGCACTCGTCTATCAGAAGACCCTTGAATTCGTAGTGGCGGATGAGCGCAATTGCAGCATCGAGCCCGTCATTGGTGGCAAATTCGCACTGGTTGCGTGGATTTTGATATTTGCGTGCCTCGACAGCTTCGATCAGCTTGCTCATGCTTCCTCCTTGTGTTTTTGACTCACTCATTCAACGTTCCATCTCGAAGCCACGCGATTTCGGCTTTTCAGGTTGGTCTTTCGTATTCAGAAGATCGCGTGCGAAGTCTCCCCGGCTGTCGGCAAACCCGGTCCCTCCAAGAAGATCATTCAACTGAAGCGCCTTCTCCTGTTCGGGCGGCGGGACCAGGAGATCGCACACTGGCAGTGGCCCAATTGCAGTGGCGGCCCGTACTCCGCTGGCTTTCACGAAGCCAGCTTCTTCAAGTGCCTTCAACATGCCCTCTTGCTCGCCGTAGTCTTTGATGAACACCTGATTCGGGGGGAGTGGAATGTCAGGCATGTTGACGGTGGCGACGGCTACCTGCTGCCCATCCCATGCGTTGTCGAGAATAAGGGCGGTGTGTCCGCTGGAGGCATACCTTTCCACGCGCACGCGACACTCGTGACCGCCGAACATCACCAACATTTCTTCTGTCTTCTTCATCTCTTGCTCCTAGGTCCCGGTTTGGGTGCAGACATTCTAATCGCACATTTTCTGAAGGTGTTCGAACTTCTCGGGAAAGCTACTTTCCCCATCAATCGAATCTCGCATTGGTAATCTCCGGGCTTCATCGCCCATTCGTGAGACGAAGCTAGACCGGAACCACGTTCCGCGCAAGTGGCAATTTTGCATCACCTCTCCATCACCTGCGGCTGCCGCTCGCGGTCCATGACCTTGTCCACGACTCTCGTTCCGACGGAGCGGATGAACGACAGGTGTTTGCGGAGTCGTTCTTTCAACTTGTGCCGGGGGCGGCGAACCAAATCCGTCGCGAGAGTGCGGTTATCCTGCCGCTGGACGGCGTCGAGCAACTGGTCCTTGTCGTCAGTGAACACAACAGCCTGATGCCTGCCGCGTGAGATGGCGACGTAGGCACTGGCGGCGTCCACGGCGGGGAGGGTTGCGGTCGGCATGGAGACGAGGACGATGTCGGCGGTCTTCCCTTGGGCGGCGTAGCTGGTCTGGACGTAGCCGTGGGACCAGGTGCCCGCGTTCTTGTCCAGCGTCCAGCCGTTCGACAGCTTGATGTTGCCGGCCGAGGTGAAGCCGGAGACGGTGTACTGGGTGCCGTTATTGATCCGGTGTTTGCCGGTCAGGTCTTTGCAGCCCGCCGTGATGCGGATCAAATCGCCTTCAGCCAGTTCACGTTCCTTGGGTCTGTAGACGACGTAACGGTCGCCGTGCTTTGCCAGTTCCTCGGCGTTGTCGGTCGTGATGGCTACCCGATCTCCGGCCCGGCGTCCTTCAGAATGACGGACAAAAACCGCTTGCGCCCCTTCGAGCGCTTTAAGCGTTTCCGGGTCTTGGCGTTGAGCTTCCGTAAGCTGCGCGTTTTCGAGGGTGGTGAACCTTTCTTCTTGTCCATGCAGTCGGCCTTCCTCCTTGAGTCGTTGCCGGATCGCCCCGGTGAGCTTGTCTCCATCGGCGTGCGTGGGGGAGACGACGAGGACGTCCTTGCCCTTCTTCAGAAGGGCGGTGTATTCGTCGGCCAGATTGGAATCCCCTTCACGCACCCAGCCCATCTCGTCGAGCTTGGCCAGTGCGTCGCCCGCCCGGCCCTGAGACGCCAGCTTGACGGCGGCCTTGTACTCGCCGTGCTGACGTTTGATGTCCGACACCTCGGCGCACGGCAGGCCGGCCCGGTCTTCGAGCAGGCCCAGCACGTCACCGCGAGCGACGGATTTGTGTTGTCTACGGTCCCCGGAGAGGATGACACGGGCGTTGAGTGAGTCAGCTAGCTGTGTCAGTTTGGCCACATCACGGGAGCCTGCGAGGGAAGCTTCGTCGAGCCAGACCAAGCCGCCTCGGACGCCCTCCTGCATCTCTTTGCTGTTCAGGAACGCCGCCAGCGTGTCGGCTTTCTCGAATCCATCCCGCCGGAGAACATTGCGAGAGGCATCGGAAGACGGGGCGAGGATGACCCACGGGACGTTTACCTTGGACAGAGCGGCCTTCGTCAGCGTCGTCTTGCCCGTCCCGGCGGCGCCGCGGATCAGGATGACGCGGTCGGGGGAAGTGAGGACGTGGCGAACGGCGGCTTGCTGGGAGGGGGATAGTTTGTCTGTTGGAACCGGCTCGTTTTGAGGAGCAAGATTTTTTGTGCCTTGCCCGTGAGCGACAACGGCTTGCCTCGAATCAGCCAGCGGGCGAGGGAGGAAGAACTCGTTGTCGGGGTCTTTCGAGAATGAGACCGGGGTACGACCAGAAATCTGCTCCGTCACATTTCGGACACGGTAACGCTCCAGGTCTGCCGTTGGCACATCTACATACGTGGTGATCGTCGGCCCTTTGGCGTCCTGACGATACCACTCCAGCATGGCCGGGTCTTGAACGAACCAGCGGTCTTGGGCCTCTGTATGGCCTCGTTCTGCCTGGGCGGCCTGAATCCAATCGGCATGAACAGCACGCTGGGCTGGCTCGACTCGGAACAGGCGGGTGTGGCCACTTGCTGCTTGCCCGAAGACTGGAGGTGTGGCAGTGTCGGGATTGGTTCCGGCAACTGGTGTGAGGGTTCGATTCCCTTGGAGCGGTATCGGCCGATTCAATCGCTCAGTGGCTACGGTGGGGTTCGATTCCTCTGGCCGGAACTTTTCGACCTTGCCCAATGGCTTGAGCTTACCCCGGCCCTTGGCGGCGAATGCCAAGATACCCCGCTCCTCATCCAGCACGCCCCTTGTGGTGACAAGCCCGTCCCTGCGGATCAAGCCCGGCCTGCCAAGCTGCTCGTAGACGCCTTCAACGGACACGGAGCCAAGTCCGTACTTCAGGGCTTCCGTCACGACCTGCCGTTCCGGGACGGCGGCCGAGCGTTCGAGGAGGTGGTCGAGGGACCAGGTCAGGGCCTCGTGGGAGCGGTCGGGGGTTTGCAGTTGTGGATCGCGGTGGGACTTGATGACCGTGTCGAGGATGGCGTGCCGTTCCTGTTCCGTGACGCGGCTATTCCAATGATCCAGCAGGCTGTCCCATGTCTTGCCCGGCTTCTTTGGTTCGCGGGTATGGGCTCCGAGGCGCCCTTTGGTTGACGGGTTGAGGGTGGCAGTCGGATCGTTCAGGAACTTCCGCTTGTTCTCTTCCAGCAGGGCGGCGACGGCCTCGATCTTGTTGGTGCGTTGGCTGAACTCTTTTCGGACAGACTCCGGGATGCCGACGACCTTGAACGTGTCCTTCGTGCGTTCGACCTGATACCCCAGTTCCTGCATGTACCCGGCGAGCTTGGAGTTCAGGATGGCGGTGTAATAAGGACGGGCTTCCTTCGCCCCGTTGGTTGCCCACGGCTGGAGTTGGAGGGCCTTCATTCTGCGTTCGACCGGGTCCCAGGTGGCGTTGGCGACGACGAAGTGGTAATGGGGTTGCACGTCGATCTTGTTGCCCACGGGGCGTGCGGTGGTGTGCAGGACGCCGGTGTAGACGATCTCGCCAGTATTCCTGTCCGTGTCCTGTTTACCAACCCGGACCCGAGTCTTTGCATCCCGCTCGATCATGGCCATCACGTCGCGGCCAGCACGCTCCAGGACATCAGGGATGATCCGGTCGTCCAGTCCGAGGGCCATCAGGATGCCGAGGTCTTTCGGGCCGTCCATTGTCACGTCGTATCCCGCCCGCTTATCGCCCTTGGTGCCGGGGGTGAGTTGGTCGCCTGACTCGGGGAGGGTCTTTCCGGTCTTCGGGTCGGTCTTGCTGGTGCCGGGGACTATGCCGTCGCAGAGGTCATGGAAGGCGTCGATGGAGAACTCGGACAGGCCGAGGCGGTCAGCCAGCTTGCCGCCGAAGAAGGCGACTTGGGACTTGTCCTCGATGTAGTAGTCATGGCCGTGGGGGTGGTAATATTTTTTGGCTTCAGCGGCCGATCTCAGGATGGTGAAGTTAATCATGGGGCGTCTCCCTTCGGGCCGGGCTGTCCAGGGCTGCGCTTCGCTCCGGTCCCTGCGGGACTGAACCCTTCCCATCCCTGACGCAGTAAGGGGGCGCTGCCCCCTCTCCGCTACAAGCCCCTCGCTTCGCTCGCCTGACGGCTCCACTCCGAAAGCCAGACACCGCTTCCGCTAGGCTCGCTCCGCTCACCAATCGGACGCAGGCGTCTGTTTTCTCCGCTCCGGGGCTTTCCGCTCCCACCCCCGCGTTCGCCACGTGGCAGAAGGTATGGTTCGCAAAGAAGCGAATCATACCTTCATTAACCAACAACACGGAGTAACCAACATGGGAGACAGAGCTTTGATCATTTTTCACGACGACGAGAAAGTTTCGCCGACCGTCTATCTGCACTGGTCGGGAAGCCACGTTCCGGAACTGCTGGGCGAACTCAAGGACCGGATGAAAGGGCGGGAAGGCGACTTGGCCTATGCCGCAGCTCGGTTTGTCGGCATCTGCCACGAGCACATCGACGGCAACTTGAGCTTGGGAGTTTCCAGCAACAAATTCGGGGTTAACGACCTTCTCGACAGAGAGTTGATGAAGGCAACCAGCCACGGAGACGCTGGCGTGGTGATTGTGAATGTCGAGGACTTCACATGGAAAGCCCACGGTGGATACCTGGCAAGCCACTCCGGCGGCACTATTGCGGCTTGAATTGAGCGGGGGTCGGGCTCCGGCTCGGCCCCATCCTTCTCGACGCGCCACCCTGCCACTTCGCCAACCAACCGAGGAGACACCGAGATGACCGACCAATACTTCTACTGCCTGGACAATGACGGATGCGACCAGTTCTTTGACATCCAGAACCCGAACGGACGGACCATTGCTAGCGTCCAGTTCTGGGACGACAGGGAGCAGGCCGAGGCCGACGCCAAGTTCATCGTCCACCGGCTCGCCATGCACGACAAGCTGCTCGCGGCCTGCACCCGTCACCTCCGGCAGATGGAACTCATGCTGGAGATGGACGACCCGCAGGCGTTCACCCAGATCGAATGGGAAGCCGAACCGCTGGCGTCGCTCAGGCAGGTGATCGCCGAAGCGGAAGAGCAGGTCATTCAGCCGACCGACTAACGGGCCGCCGGGTGATCCGTGCGGCCTGTTGGCGTAGGTGAGATGGGAGGCGTTTTGCATGTCATAGGTATGACGCAAAACGGGGGTGTTCCGCAACTGTCTTGTCGGGAAAGAGGGCCGGGAAAGTGAAGGGGGCGAAAAGGTAGTTAGTTCAATAGACCCCACCCCTGTGTTTCACAGGGACCGAGGCCACGGAGAGCGGGTGCGGCCTGATTTCTCGGGGAATGTCAGAGGGTTATGGAGAGTCTGGCGCGGCTGTCAGCGGGGAGGCAATTGGCTGGTCCAGATGGCCCGTTTGACGGGGCCGCAGTACCATGTCCAGGGCATTCAGCACTTCCTCCGGCGCGTCGGTTCCGATGAGGTAGCCGCGGAGGATTCCCTCGAACCACTCCGTCACCGTCCCCTGCCTTTGAACTCCTGCTTGCACAGCGCTTCGTAGATCATGCAGAACAGCAACGCGCCGGCCAGCCAAGGCGAGGTGTGTTGAATGAACGACCAGGTGTGCGGAGTGATGTCTTTCATCTTGCGACCGGCTTAGTGGTCAACACTCTCACCGCTCACCCGCCTCATTTCCTCTTTAATGAACTGCTGGCACTCAAGCACAGTTGCGAGTCCTTTCGAGTACACCGCCCAATATTGTTCGCCCTTGGCACTGTTCTTGGTGGCCTGCTCTTTGATAAGTTCCATGTGCTCTTGAAGGGCCTCAAAGGTCATCGCCAATAGGAGCCCCACTTTCAGCAATCGCTCGGAATTATTTATCGTCATGTTCACCTCCCTGTTGTAATTCCCACCGGGGCGAAGCCCATCCGCTCCACCCACGTCTGCTGGCCGTATAGTTCCGTCCGGACCCGCTCGGCCTGGGCCAGCCGGTCGCGGCATTGCATCCACTGCTCTAAGTCGGCGTCCTCCAAACTCCGCAGGTACACCCGCCTCAACGCCGACTCTTCCTTCTGCCGGGCGTCGATGACCTTTACCCAGTCCACGGTGTCCAGCGCCAGCGTCTCGCAGCAGGAGAACATCACGGGACGGTCCTTTCGATGATCGTCGGTTCCGAGATGCCCACCGGGAGGTTGTCCATCCAGTCCTCGACGTAGTGGTCCGTGGACATGACCGACGCGAGCAGGAGCCAGCCGAGGCAGAGCAGCAGGATGAGGCCGACGTACCTCTGGTTCCACGTCATCGTCACCACCACTCGAAAATGCGGCCGAGGGAGGGCGTCCAGATCAGCAGCAGGAGGACACCGCCGACCGCAGCGACCCGCATGCCCTCCACCCACCATTCGACGGTTGCCGTGGCCAGTACGGTCACATGGACGAGTGTGTATGTCTGCACCCAGCCGATCACGCCTCTGCCTCCGGCCAGAAGAAGGGCTTGCTGTCTCGCTGGATGATAGTTCCGGCCGCCCATTCGTCGGAGTCAAATCCAAAATGAGCCACGCAGGCACTGCGGGCCAGCAGAGAAAGTGTGTCCTCGTCAATTGTTTTGGCCGCCTGTATTCGATCAGCCAGTGCGGCATCCTCGCAATTGAAGTACGCGACATAGCCCTCGCCATTGCCGACTACCCACAGGACTCGACCAATCTGGGCCATGCCATTTTCGACAATGTCGCCAAGTCGCGGATTCAGCAGATGCTGGCTGTCGGGGTGGATGTAGAATCGGCAGGCCGAACCGGAATGATGGGTTCGCACGCAGTTGCTGCCATCGAAGAAAATGGTGGTTTCAACATCCAAGTAATCTCCGGCAGGAAATGTGCCATCGGCAGGCGTGATGAATCGCATCCCAAAGTGTCCCGTCATGTACGGAGGCACAGGCGGATCAGCGTAGAACGGCCGCGTCATGCCGCCTCGTCGTCCAGTTCAGGTGCCATACCAAGGGCACGCAGGTAAGTATCCAGCACGGCTTCCTGCTCATCGCGCTCTTGAGCATCGAGCTTGCGAATCTTTAGCACCTGTCGAAGGCCCTTTACGTCGAAGCCATTGCCCTTGGCCTCCGCGAACACGTCGCGGATGTCGGCAGCGATGTTGGCCTTTTCATCCTCAAGCTTTTCGATACGGTCAATAATGGAGCGGAGTTGATCGACGGCTACGTTTCCGGGTTTTGTCATAAGCGAGTCCTTTCGTTGGTGGGATTAAAACACGTCTTTCGTCGTCTGTGAATCAGTATGTGAACTACACGGGCAGTTGAATCTCCAAGTCGAGTACTTCAGCCGCCCACGCCACGACGTTGTGGATGTAGTCCGTCATCTCCGTCTTGCTAAGCCGCCGCGTGGACCCCGGCCCCATCATCACCTCGCCCGTCTTCGGACAGACGATGACCTGCCGGAGCCTGCCCACCCGCTGCTTCAGGAACTCGTGAACGTCTTGGGCGTCCACCATGTTCCCGGCCTCGCGGAACGCAGCCACAATCGGCGGGTACACGCACGACCATAGCAGGGCATTTTGCGCAAGGCTGCGGCCGCGTTTGGCTTCACGGACGGAGATGACGATCCGCTTGCCGGTGAACTGCCGGATCGCCGCCCCGACTTTACGAGCGACATGATCCGGCAGCCTGCCGTTCTCGACGAGGGTGGAGAATTCGAGGGCGTCCACGGTCAGAACGGAATCTCGTCATCCAGATCGACGGGCGCCGACCTGTACCCCCCTTGATCGGGGACCGCCTCGACGCGGTGTGCCCCCTTCAACTCCTGATACTCGGGCGACTTGGCGATGACGGCCTTGAGGCTTTCGGACAGCTTGTCGTAAAGTTCTTGGTCGAAATCGTTCAGGCTGAAGTAGATCGGCTCGTTGACGAGGGCAGGCGTCGGCATGCCTTTGGGCAGCTTCAGGATCGAACTGATGTTCTCATACGTCTTGCCGTCCTTATGCTCATGCACCACGCCGATGAGGCACGACTTGCCCAGCACGTTGCCGAGGTCGAAGGCCCCGAAGTCGGCATCCGAGAACGGCACGCCCCGCCACGACTCCAAATCCTGCCGCAGTTTTGCCTTTTGGGACGCGGACAGGGTGTAACGCTGGTGGATCGTGAACGGGCGGCCGTCGCTCATCAGTTCGTCGGTGAACTCCCACGAGAACATGATCTTGTGCTGGAACTTTGGCTGACCTTTCCACTCGCCCTGTTGGGTGCCGAGGTCGATGATCCGGTAGCAGGTCGCAACAAAAGTCCCGGCGGGCACGCGTTCAAAATCACCTCCGGTTTCCTTGGGTAATACGATTGGCATCTTCAGTTTCCTTCCTTGGTTGTTAATTTCTCCAGTTCATCGAGCCTCGCCCGGCAACCCGCCAAACCGGACGCCACTTCGGCCGTCTTGAGCAGATGAGGTTTCGGAACGCCCAGCACCAACGGCAGGCTTGCCAGCAGCACCTCGGCGTCACGGATTCGCCGCAGCAAGCCCGCGTGGTCCTCTTCGTCGAACACTCCTTCAAAGCGTCTCATTGGCCACTCCATCAGCTAATGGTGACGTTTTGAATCGACGAGGCCGCCCGGAAGGTCTGCACCTTCACGGTCTGGCCCTTCAGCCGCTTCACCGCCGCGTCCAGTTCGTGCGTGATGCCGATGCGGCTGCGGGAGTCCGGGTCATAGCTGGAGTAATGCATCAGCACGTTGGCCGGGATTTCCTCCAGCGCGATGATGGCGTTGGCGAGGGCTTGCAGGCAGTGTTCGACTTGGGTCATGGGCGGGGTTCCTTTCCGCAGGTTGATGACATCGGCGGTCATGATTTGTTCCCTTTCTGCGGGCGATACCCGGCGTAGTAGGCTTCTCCCAGCGTGCAGCCCCAATCGTCCTGCTCACAGGCGGGAACTGCCTTCCACAGCACCACCGGGACGGTTTCGTCCTGCACGGAGGCGACAAGGGCTTCCATACCAGCTTGGTCGTACTGGTGTTCCGGCTGCTGGATGGCCATGAGGAACATGCCGGTGAACATAACGGCGAGCATTTTGAGGCAGAGCTTGTCCATGACTACCTCCCCACGACGCTGTGGGTGAAGGCGAGGCAATCCTCTTGATTGTCCTGATAACCCATCTGTCGGCCCAGCACGATGCCACCACTCAGCACTAGGCAAAGGGCAAAGGCGACGATGAGGGTCAGAAGGGCCATGCTCCAAAAAGCCTCCCAGTCAAACGGGGCTTTGGCACGAGTGTTGTCGTTGGCGGCGGTCATAGCGGCTCTCCTTTCGTGATGTAAGTGGCCGGGTTGGTCGGCGGGTTGCGGAGGGATTCCGTCCTTCGGAAATGCTCGGCGAGGTAGAAGTCCTCAATGGGTTTGAGAAGTGCCACCGGCGGGGCAACGGGAACTTTGACGGTCATTCCGGCGATTTCCAATGTGGCCTCCGGGTCAGTCAGGGAGCCGAGCCAGAGGTTTCTGAGGGTGGGCTGCATGGTCATTCCCCCGTCTTGTCAGCGGCGGCTAGTTGGCCTTCCGACACGTTCCGGCCATCGGCCTTATGCGGCAGGCCCAGTGCTTTTTGGGCCTGCTGTTGGCCGTACTCGTCGCCCAGTATCTCCCGCGGCTTCATCGTCTGCGGATCGTAGAAAATCACGTATCCCATGTTGCACTCCATTGCGTTGTTGTTGGTGATTGACATCTTGTATCAATCGTGGGATTAGTAGTGACACGATTTGAATCTATCGTCAACAACTATTTGCATCGGAATTGAGACAGATGAAGCAGGAGCGGATGTCGTTGAAAGACATGCAGAATGTGGCCAAACAGCATGGAGTGTCGGCCGTTGAGCTTTGCGAAAAAGCAGGCCTTTCCAGAGCGACGTTCTATCGAAAGAAGGACGACGAGAGTTCGTTGCTCGTGGACGAATACGACAAGCTGGCAAAAGTGCTGGCGGCCATCACCAAGAGAAAGGCCCGCACATGAAGATAACCGAACGCATTCAACTCATCCTGCGGACCAAGGGCGGCCACTCCGGCGGGATCATGATCCGGTTGACCGACAGGGAAGAAGTGATGGCCGAGGCCGTGGATCGGGAGATCGCCGCCGTTTATGACCGACTCGACGCGATCAACAAGAAGCTCGCGAAGCTTCGCCCGGCGTCCGAATGACCGGGGTTGTTCTGCACCTGCCCATTCCCCCGTCAGCCAACAACTTGTTCCCGACCGGCAAGAACGGTCAGCGGTTCCGCAGCAAAGAGTATGTCGCCTGGCTCCAACACGCCGGCCTGTCCTTGAACCAGCAGAAGCCGGACAAGGTGTCCGGCCGCATTCGCGTCGTGTATGAACTCGGCCGATACCCCGACCTGCGGCGCCGCGATTTGTTCAACCGAGAGAAAGCACTCGGGGACCTGCTCGTCTCGCATGGTGTGATCGAGGACGACTGCCTGATCGACGAAGGGATCATGCGGTGGTCCGATGAAGTGCGGCCCGGCATGGTCCGCGTAAAGGTTATGGAACTGCCGCCGAGGGAGTGGAGGAAATGACTGCCCGCATTTACATCAGACGCAACGACTCCAAGTGCCCGGAGTGCGGAAACTGGAAGGTGTACATCAAGAACGACAAATGCGTCTTCTGCACCATCAACCAGAAGGCCGGGCCGCCGTCACACAAGTACGACCCATGCGTCGCCAGACCGCGGATGCTGGTGGACGAGCGGGTGGCGATGGCCGGGGTGCGGTACGAAGACATCGGGCCGCATAAACCTGTTGCGGGAAGGCTTCGGGACGTGTAAGGATCGAAGCGTCCAGACGGGACAGCGGGTAGCTCCCGTTGGCCCCCCCGCAGACGGCCTCACCGGCTGGACATCAACGCCCACTGCGGAGGACACCATGACCGACCTATCCCCAATTCTCGACCTCGCCTTGCTCTACAACCCCGGCCTCGCCCACCGGGACATCTACACGATTCGCCTCTGGCTGAACGAGGGCTGCGACCCCGACAAAGACATCCTGCCGACCATGAAACAACTGATGGGCAAGAACGCCCGCATCGGCTCGTTCGGCTTCTTCACCGAGGCCATCCGTGACGCCCGCGACAAGCGGAAAGCCGCCGAGATACTAGAGGCGAAGAAGCAGGAGCTTGCCCCCGACGAGTTTGCCGACCGCCGAAAGGCCGAGCGCATCGCGTGGCTCCGACAGCGGCTGCCGCACCGGGTCGAGTGCGACGCTGCCCTGCGGGACTGGATGAAGGCTTACGAGGCCAAGCACGGGAGGGTCGAAGCGTGAACAAAGTCCCCGCACTCCAAGACATTGACTACTTGCTCGGGAAGCACGCTTGTGTCGAACAGGCCGTCCCCGGCTGGTACGTTTATGCAGCCGACACGTTGACGCTGTTCCCGAACGGCCGGGCCGGTGTGATGACAGCCTGCCCGTCGCACGCGAGCGAAGTGGCTGAATTCATCGCCACTCATTCAAAATTCGGCCCGTTCATTCACGACGCATGGCTGCACACGCAGCAGGCTATAAGAGGAGATGTGGTTAAACACCCGCATTGGACGCCGAGGTGAGAAAAAGAATAAGCCCGTCGAGGACTCAGAATCCTGACGGGCCGGTGGGGTTTCTTTTAGGACTGTTTGCCCCACAGTCCGCATGTAGTGGCGTTGCGACCCCAATCCTACCACGGATGGTGTCGAGCGCAAGCGGATTCTAAACGGACCTACCGGCCTGGTCATACGCCGGATGCTGAAACTGACCGAAGGTTGCCCGCGAACTTACCCGGAAACGGGGTTCCGAGCGCCCTGCACTCCGCTACGGGGGACAGGGGAAGCCCACGACAATAATGCCAGCAAAGACCCCATTGAGGGTGCGGACACAAGAAGCCGCGCGGGAGGTTTGGCCCACCAGACGGGCATCGTGGTTATAGGCGGCCAAGACGTAGCTCCCCAGACCGCTTGCCAGTTCGCTGGCTGGGATTGCGGAAAGCGGCCTATTATCAAAATTCAGGGAGGAAGCCTATGACCGACAAAGCTTACCGAGTCTGGGTGCAGACGCTTCCGTCGTGCATCTCCGGCCAGTACAGCGAATGGGTGCATGCGGAAGGCCGGAACCTAGCCTGCCACGTTCGCCGGGCGGGCAAGTCGGGCACGGCGTACAAGGCCGAGTATTCGTGCGTGCCCATGACCCGCGAGGAACACGACTATCAGCACCAACACGGCGAGGCCGCGTGTTTGAGGCGTTTCCTCGGCGGCGAGTGGACGGTAGAGACCGCTAAGGCGTGGTTCGACGAGCAGGTGGTGAGGTATCGAGAAGAGTGGAAGGAAGCGGGGGAAATCGTTAGGATTTAGTGCAAGATGCTTCAGTGACACATTGCCGGACGGAACAGCGAGCCCACCCATGACGATTTTTGTTAGTTCGACATGTTACGATTTGATCGACTTAAGAGACGAACTCCGCAATGACCTTCGAGACCTTGGGGTCCGGTACATGTTCTCTGAGTATGGGGATAGCGATTTTCTTGTGGAAACAGCCCCAGAAACAAACTCAATCGAGACTTGCTTGACGAATCTGCGAGCCAGCGATTTGGTGATTGTCGTTCTCTCGCAAAGGTATGGCCCGCGGCTCAAAGCACCGTTTGAATCAATCTCGGCGACCCACACCGAATATCGCGAGGCAGTGAAACTCAGAAAACCAATCCGCTTTTATGTACGGAACCGGCTTGAAGCGGATCATGCAAGTTGGGCGGCGAACGGAAAAGTCATTAATTTCAAAGGCGTTTGGGCCAAGAACCAAGACGCCGAGGGTTTGTTTGCACTATTGGAGGAGCACAAGCGGCTTGTGGACCAAGATGGCTCTGCCAATCGCAACAATTGGTACAACACATTCATATCATCGGTCGATTTGCGAGGCATGATACGGAAAGATATCGCCCCAAGAGCATTTCGATCTACTGCCCAAAAGTTGATTGAAAACGGCAATGTTCCCATCCTTATTGTTGCCACTCAAGGGCTTCAAACTGTCGGAGCGGGCAGTCCATCGGGCACGAGTTTGCGATTCGATCTTGGTCTTTTAAACGCAGGTAGCATCCCGGCATTTAACATCAGAGCAATGCTCAAATTTGAAAACGGAGACTTGAGAGGAGATGGACGAGTTGCGGCTGTGCTTGCGAGCACAGACGAAAGCCCGAAAATTGCAAGAAATGCCTGCATAGAAATGCCAACCAAGGATTTTCTGTCATCAATTAGTCCCGATGCTCAGAGCGGCAAGCCATTTCAAATCACCGTTCGGTTTGATTACATGATTCCAACCGGCCATTTGTTGACGGACGAAACCACTCTATGCTGCGTATGCGCCAATGGGACTGTCAACTTCGCTGGCAATCCTCTCTATTGCGGTAAATTTATTGGAGGTATGGTCAACTATTTGACCCGCGAAATGATTGGAACTTCGTGACAACGCCATCAGAATCGTGGTACGGTCCTGAAACCAGTCAGGGCCGCCGCCGAATGACCGACCAGATCGACCCCACCCAGTGGCTTCGCCGCAACTCGCCCGTCGTCACGCCCGAGCGGCTGGACAAGGGCGACGTTGAATTGGTGCAGTCGGAACGGGGCGGCTCGCAGGTTCGGTCGTTCAGCAACCCGCTGGACTTCTACCACGCCAAGCGGATCATCACGCCCCAGCAGTTCGACGCCGGCAACAAGCTGCACCAACTCTGGTACTACGGCGCTGGATCGTCGGGTTACGTCCTGATGCGGTACACCCACACCAAGTCCAATTCCGACGCCGAGGCCGCCGCCCTGGTCGCCCACGAGTACCGGGAAGCCATGAAGGCCATCCGTGGAGTGCCGCAGAAGCGTGTCGCCTACAACGTCTGCTGCATGGGTGAAACCATTGCCCAAATGCACGAAGTGAAGGACGAGCGGCTGCGGGGGAAGTCACTCCGTGACCGGGCGGTGAAGGCCATCTCGGCGAGGACGGCGCAGCGGAGGTGCATGGAGCAGTTGAAAGCAGCCCTTGATGACCTTGCCGATCATTTCGGATACTGATCCGCATTGATTCTTTATGCTTGACGGATCGGCACACGATGTATTAGTCTCGTAGAGAATTCACTTTCTGTCACTTGTTCCAGCTTCATCGCAGTTCACTCCAACTCGCCGGCCTTCGGGCTGGCATTTTTTTTGGCATGTCAGACACCCTCACACCAAAGCAAGAAGCCTTCGCCCAGAAGTACCTAGAAACGGGAAACGCGAGCGAAGCGTACCGCCAGGCGTATGACGCCGATGGCATGAAGCCCGCGACGATCAACCGCAAGGCGAAAGACCTGCTGGACAACGGCAAGATCGCGGCACGGGTTAACACTTTGAAACAGCGGGCGCTGAAACGCCACGACGTGACCTTGGATTCGATCACCACCGAACTGGACGAGGCCCGCGCGATGGCCAGGGAAGACCGGCAGATGACCGCCATGATCTCGGCCAGCATGAGCAAGGCCAAGTTGCACGGGCTGGTCACCGACAAGTCGGACGTGACCGTCCGCAAGCCCATCGCAGAAATGACGGATGACGAGTTGAATGACGGAATCGCCGAGTACGAGCGAACTGCGGGAACGATACCTCCGCGCACTGAGGGCTGAACAACACCGCCGCCTGACCGAGGCCGCGAAGTTCGACTGGCCCAAGCACGCCCGCCCGAATCAAATTGCTCCTCCCGAGCCGTGGGTGTACTGGCTGATCCTTGCGGGACGAGGCTTCGGCAAGACCCGCACCGGGGCCGAGCAAGTCCGCATCTGGGTGAGGGATTATCCCTATGTCAACCTGATCGGCGCCACGTCCGACGACGCCCGCGACATTATGATCGAGGGGGAGTCCGGCATTCTCGCCATCTGCCCGCGCGACGAACGCCCGAAGTACCTGTCCCAGAAACGCCAGCTTCAATGGCCGAATGGGGCCAAGAGCCTGATCTTCACCGCCGACGAGCCGGAACGCTTGCGCGGCAAGCAGCACATGAAGCTGTGGGCCGACGAGTTCTGCGCCTGGCGCTACCCGGACGCATGGGACCAGGCCTCGCTGGGGCTTCGCCTCGGCGACAACCCGCAGGCCATCATCACGACAACGCCCAAGCCGACGAAGGCCCTGAAGGAACTGATCGCCGACTCCGGCACGGTCGTGACCAAGGGCAGCACCTACGAGAACCAGAAGAACCTCGCGGCGGCCTTCCTGAGCAAGGTCGTCACCAAATACGAGGGCACCCGCCTCGGCCGGCAGGAGTTGAGCGCCGAAATCCTCGACGACAACCCCGGCGCCCTGTGGCAGCGGAACCGCATTGACGAACTGCGGGTCAAAGAAGCCCCGCCCATGAAGCGGATCGTGGTCGCCATCGACCCCGCCGCCACCAAGAACGCCAACAGCGACGAGACGGGCATCGTGGTCGCCGGACTGGGGATCGACGGCCACGGCTACGTCCTTGCCGACCTGTCACTCCGGGGCACCCCGGAAGAATGGGGCCGGGCGGCGGTGTACGGCTACTTGCTTCACAAGGCCGACCGCATCATCGGCGAAACGAACAACGGCGGCGAGATGGTCGAACACGTCATCCGCACCGTCGAGGCCAAGGCCCCGTTCAAGGCGGTCCACGCCAGCCGGGGCAAGATCACCCGCGCCGAGCCGATCAGCTCGCTGTACGAGCAGGGCAAGTGCCACCACGTCGGGTCGTTTCCGGCCCTGGAGGACCAGATGTGCGAGTACGACCCCAAGACGGCGAAATACTCGCCCGACCGCATGGACGCGCTGGTCTGGGCGTTCACCGAACTGTTCAACGGAGCAGGGGAAATCAGAATCAGGAGTTTTTGAGTGCGGCTATTCGGGAGGAAGACCAAAACAGCCGTCGCGCAGATCGCCCTGAAGAACGCCTCGTTCATCTACGGCCTGGGCGGGGCAAGGTGGCTGGAACGGCGCTTCGACCTGCTGGCGACCGAAGGGTACGAGAACAACCCCATCGTCTACGCCTGCGTCACCAAGCTGGCCAAGTCGGCCGCCTCGGTGGACCTGCAACTGTACAAGAAGGGCAAGGGCGGGCGGCTCACGAAAGTGGACGCCCACCCGATCCTCGACCTGCTCACCCGCCCCAACGCCATGCAGGGCGGCAAGAAATTCATCGAGACGCTGATTACCCAGTACCTCGTCGGCGGCAACGGCTACATCCTCGCCAGCGCCCTCGACCGTAAGACTGGACAACCCGGCGAACTCTGGCTCCTCCCGCCGCAGGAGATGAGCGTCAACGGCACCAAGCGGTCGATGATCCCGGCCTCCTACGAGCGCCGCATCGGCAACGAACAGAACATTATCTACCCGGTCAACCCGATCACGGGACACTCGGCCGTGCTGCACCTGAAGACCGTCAACCTGCTGAACCCCATGCTCGGCCTGCCGCCCTTGGTGGCCGCCGTCTACGGCGTGGACGTGTTCAACTCGGGCATGGCGTGGAACAAGGCCTTGCTCGACAATTCGGCCAGCCCGTCCGGCGCGTTGATGGTGAAAGCCGCCGACGGGAAGAACGCGGAACTCAGCGACGACCAATACAGCCGCATCAAGGCGCAACTCGACGAGAAGATGTCCGGAGCCCGCAACGCCGGGAAGCCGCTCCTGCTCGAAGGCGGCCTGGAATGGGTAAGCATGTCGTTCAACCCGAAGGACATGGACCACCGCGAGAACATGCTGACGATGGCCCGGTTCATCGCCGGCGTCTACGGCACCCCGCCGCAGTTGGTGAACATCCCCGGCGAATCGACCTACTCGAACTATTCCGAGGCCAAGCTGGCGTACTGGTCCGACACCGTCCTGACGCTGCTCGGCTCGATCCTCGAAGACCTGGGCAACTGGCTGACGCCTCTGTACGGCGACGACCTGTTCCTGTGGTACGACGAGGAAATGCTCCCGGCCTTGGAACCTCGCCGCAAGGAGAAGGGCGACCGCATCAACGCCGCCGGGTACATGACGATCAACGAGAAGCGAGAGGCGATGGGGCTGGAGGCGCTGCCAGACGGCGGCGACACGGTGCTGGTGCAAAGCACGCTCGTCCCGCTGGAACTGGCGGGAGCAATGACCCTGCCCGAGCCGGGAAGCCCGGCAGACAATGGAGGAAACGATGTGGCCGTTTAAAAAACCCGATTACGACTTGAGCTTTCAGGACACTGCCGAATGGCATGAGTTTCTGGCGCTGTTGGCAGCGGTAATGCCCGGCGGCGTGCCAAGAGACATGGTCGGCCTTCGGCACCGTGTTAACAAAATCACGGGGATGCAAGTGGCCAATGCCGAAATAATGCACACCGTGGGGCAATGGCTGCCCCGGCTCCGTGAGATTGCAGCAGAGCGTGGTATCGCCGCGTGATTACCAAACGCGACGGCAACGTCATCCACGCCGACTTCGGCCTGACCGCCCGCCGGGATGAGCCGCTGATTGCCTTCGCCTACGAACTGCTCTACCTCGACGACCACGTCGCCCTCGGCCGCTTAACCACTCAAATCGGCGACCGCACCATCCGGGCGCACCACGTCTCCGAAGCCGATGAATAAGCGCACGCACCTCCGGGTGTGGATCGCGCTGCTGGACCGCTACGAGTTGCTGCTCCGCGTGAACGCCGGGAAGGCCCGCAACGCCTTCCTCAGTCACGCCGCCTACGCCTACCCCACCGCCCAATCGCTGCCCACCTACGTGATCGAAGCCCACCGCAAGCGGATCGAGACCGTCCTGACCGCCCACTACCAGAAAGTCATCCCCCACTTCGCGGGCATGGCCCTGTCGCAGATCAAGTCACGCCGCATCGAAAAGAAGTCCGACACGTTCCAGCGGCTCATGGCCGAGTGGGTCAGCCGGGAAGCCCTGCGCAAGGCCGCCATGATCGCCGCCACCGACGCCGAGGCCGTCCGAAGCGCCATCCGGGACGGCTTGGACGAGGGCGACGGCACGGAGGAAATCGGCAGGCGCATCAGGAAGGTAAGCCAACTGACTAAGGACCGGGCCGGCCTCATCGCCCGCACCGAGACGCACGCCGCCGCCACGTTCGGCAGCATCGAGAGCGTCCGCGTCGCCGAGCAGGACCTGGGCGTGCGGATGCTGAAGCAGTGGCTGCCCACGCTGGACAACCGCACCCGCCCGGCACACGCCGCGATGTCAGGCCAACCGCCGATTCCGCTGGACGAAAAGTTCATCGTGGACGGGGAGATGATGGACCGGCCCGGCGACCCGAGTGCCAGCCCGGCCAATCTTTTGAACTGCCGATGCGCGCTCATTTATACCGAAGCAACCGACTGACAAGGAAGTCGCTCATGACCATCAAGGACGAAGACCAAGTGCGCGCCTGGTGCGTTGACTACGCCCTGCGCACCAAGCCCGTCACGCCCCGCACCAAACCCGAATCTGTCATCGCATACGCCAAGAAGTTCGAGGCCTACATCACGGCCCGCCCCGCCTGCGAGATCACATTGCTCCCCGCCAAGCGAAAGAATCGCCCATGACCCTGGAACAAAAGCACATCGAACTGACCGAGTTCGAGGTCAAGTTCGCCGACAACGGCGTCGCCACCATCGAAGGCTACGCCTCCACCTTCGGCAACACCGACAACCAGAACGACATCGTCATGCCCGGCGCGTTCAAGGACTCGCTCGCCGCCCGCATGCCCAAGATGCTGTACCAGCACGACCAGCACCGCCTCCCCGGCATCTGGGAGCGCGGGGCTGAGGACAGCAAAGGCCTCATCCTCGCCGGGAAGACGCTCAACACCACTTTAGGCCGCGACGTGGCCGAGGAGGTCCGCAGCGGCGCCATCACCCAGATGAGCATCGGCTACTCGCCCACCAAGGCGAGCTTCGACAAGGCCAAGGGCGTGCGCCGGCTGGAACAGGTCAAGCTGTGGGAGACGTCCCTCGTGACGTTCCCGGCCAACGAACAAGCCCTGATTACCCGCGTGAAGGCCGACCGGCCGCAGACCATCCGGGAATTAGAGGAATACCTCCGGGAGGGAGGTTTCAGCCAGAAGGACGCGACCACCGTCGCCCTGCACGGCTTCAAAGCGCTTGCGACTCAGGGGGAGCCTGACGAGGAGATGCTCACGCGACTGGCCGAGCGGCTCGACCGCTTCGCCGCCCACATCAACCCAACCACTTAAAGGAGCATCCGCATGGACGCACAACTCACCCAGAAGATGGAGAACGCGATGAACGCGTTCGAGACCTTCAAATCCGACCTGACCCCCAAGCTCGACAAGCTGGACGCCTTCGACGCGGGCAAGCTCGCCACGCTCGAAAAGGCGATGGGCGACGCCATCGAACTGACCCAGAAGGAAGCCGGGGCCCGCAAGGCGCTGGAAGACCAGGTGAAGGCGATGGAAACCGCCCTGAGCCGCCCGGCCGCGTCGAACCCCGCCACCGACGAGAAGGCCTTCCGCGCCAAGTCGAAGAAGCTGTTCAACGAGTTCGCCCGCCAGAAGGACGACGCCAACAAGCAGTACTTCGACGTGTTCCTGGAGAAGCGCGCCGAAACCGACCCCGAGGTGAAAACCCTCTCGGCCGGCAGTGACCCGAACGGCGGCTACCTGGTGATGCCGGAAATGGGCGGGGTCATCCAGACCTACGTCTACGAAAGCTCGCCGATTCGCCAGCTCGCCTCCGTCACCTCCATCGGCACCGACACGCTGGAGTACATCCTCGACAACGACGCCAACACGTCCGGCTGGGTCGGCGAACAGACCGCCCGCACCGCGACGGCCACCCCGACGCTCGGCAAGCTGACCATCTACGTGAACGAACTCTACTCCAACCCGCCCGTCACCCAGAAGCTGCTCGACGACGCGCAGTTCGACGTGGAAGGCTGGCTGTCCCGCAAGGTCGCGGAAGAGTTCGGCCGCAAGGAGGCGACCGCCTTCGTGTCCGGCAGCGGCGTGAACCAGCCCAAGGGCATCATGAGCTACACCTCCGGCACGACCGTGGCATCCCAGCAGATCGAGCAGGTGGTGTCCGGCTCGGCCAGCACCTTCACTTACGACGGGTTGGTCAACCTCCAGAACGCCCTGAAGGAAGAGTACCAGTCCAACGCCTCGTTCCTGATTCGCCGGGCCAGCAACAGCTACCTGATGCTCATCAAGGACGGCGAGGGCCGCCCCATCTTCAATATGTCGTTCGACAAGAACGTCGGCCTCCAGCCCACTCTCATGGGCCAGCCGGTGTACTTCGCGGCCGACGTGGCGGCGGTGGCGAGCAACGCCTTGGCGATGGCCTACGGCGACTTCCGCAGGGCCTACCAGATCGTGGACCGCTCCGGCATCCGCGTGCTGCGCGACCCCTACACGAGCAAGCCGAACGTGCTGTTCTACACCACGAAACGGGTAGGCGGCGCCGTCGTGAATTTTGAAGCGATCAAGATCGGCAAAATCTCGACGTAACCACGGCTCAGGTCATTGCCCCGGCGCAAGTCGGGGCATTTCCCCACACATTCAGAAGGAATCATCCCATGCGTCAAGACCTACACAACAACATCCAGGTGCTTTCGGTGTTCGACCCGATTGACTTGGGCACCGGCAACACGGCCAAGGTGGGCGAGATCATAGACCGCCAGAACGCCAACGCCCTGGAGTTCATCATCCAGACCGGCTCCCTCGCGGACACCGACGCCACCTTCACCGTCCTGGTGGAGGACGGCGACGCCTCCGACCTGTCTGGCGGCGCGGCGGTGGACGACACCTACCTTCTCGGCACGGAAGCCGGGGCGTCGTTCATCTTCTCCGACGACAACAAGATCGCCAAGATCGGCTACATCGGCGACAAGCGCTACGTGCGCCTGACGGTGACGCCGGCCAACAACACGGGCGCGGTCCTGATCTCGGCGTGCGCCATCCTCGGCAGCCTGCGCGCCGCCCCGAACACGACCCAACTGGCGTAATTAACCGCGGGGAGGGCTGAAAGGCTCTCCCCGTTCTTTCCCAAGGAGGGGAACATGGCTTCATACACCACAACGATTTACAAGGAAGACGGCGCCCAGACTATTGCCGGAACCCAGACCATCTCCGGCACGCAGAACATTACCGGAACCCGCAAACGGGGCGGCATCGCCGTTAGTGACGTTGTTTGGGTCGATGTGACCTGCACCGCCACGCTGCTCGACGCCTCCACGGGCACGGGCAAGGTCAACGTCATCGCGGCGGGCACGGGGGCCAACGCCACCGACCAGTACAAGATTCGCAACATCCGCTTGATCGGCGGCGGCACCAACTTCGGCGCGGGCGGTGACCGCCTGCTCGGCCTGACCGACGGCACGACCGTCTGGACGACCGTGGCCAACGCCGACATCGAATCGGCTCCGTCAGCCACGCTGGACTGGGGCAACACCAAAGTCCCGTTCCTGACCGGCACCTCCGACACCGCCTCGGTCGCAGGGGCGCAGATTTACTTCCAATACTCCGGCGGAACCCCGGCGACCCCTCACACCACCGGATCGATCAAGTTCTCGGTGTGCCTTGAGAAGGTCGCCTAATGCCGGTCGTCGCGACGGACGACTACGGCAGCGCCAGCAGCGGCCTCGTCGCCCCCTACGCGCATGCGGCCGTCCTCACCAAGAGTGACACGGACGAACTGACCAAGGTGTCCCGCGCCCTCTACGTCGGGGGCACGGGCAACATCAACGTCGTCACCGCCGCCGGGGAAACGGTTCTCTTCAGCGCCATCCCCGTGGGGACGCTGCTGCCGATCCGCATCAAGCAACTGCTCAGCACGAACACCACGGCCACGCTTGTCGTGGCGCTGTGGTAGGAAAGGACTCCGCATGAAACATTACCGCATCCTGAAAGACTTCAACGGCTCGCAGGACGGCCACGACTTCCACAAGTTCATTGCCGGCGCGACCGTCCCCTTGTCCAACGACTTGGCGGCCATTGCCGTCAAAGAAGGCTGGGCCGAATTGGCGACTCTGGAAGCAATCGTCGCCGAAGTTGTCGGACTCGACGCTCCCGTTCCGGACGGCAAGCTCAACGAGGTTCTGACGATTAGCCCGGATGACCGCGAGACGAAAATCGTGCCCCCCGAAGAACCCAAGCCCTCCAAGTTCAAAAAGGGCAAAAAGTAATTGCGCCGCAGCGTCCGCGTCACCATTCGCCCCGCCGCCGAACCCGTTACGCTGGGCGAGGCCAGGGCTTACGCCAAGATTGACGGCACGGACGACGACCCGTTAATCGCCAGCCTCATCACCGCCGCCACCGAAGCGGCCGAGCAGCACCTTCGCCGGGCGATCATCTCGCAGACGCTGACGCTGACACTCGACCCCCAGCCGAGCGGATGCTACTACAACCTGCCCGCCGGGGTGTACGACCTGCCCGTCTCGGCCCTGTACGGCTCGCTGCCGACGCAGATCGAACTGCCCAAAGGCCCGGTGTCCTCCATTACCTCCGTCACCACCTACGACGAAGACGGAAACGCCACGGTCATGTCGGCCAGCGGGTATTTCCTGTCCGGCGACCGCTTCGCCCTGAAATCCATGTCCGTGTGGCCGGTCAACCTCCGCAGCATGGGGGCCTTGGAGATCGCGTATGTCGCGGGCTTCGGCCCGGCCGCGAGCGACGTGCCGCAGCCCGTCAAAACCGCCATCCTCATGCACGTCCAGCGCATGTACGACGAGCGCATTGTCTGCGAGATGCCTGAAAGCTGTGCGACGCTGCTCCGGCACTACCGCGTGATGGACGGCCTCGGTGCCTAAGTGCGGCAAATACGCGCCGGGCAAGATGGACAAGCGGGTCGCGATCCAGTCCGTCACCCGCGTTTCCGACGGCCAGGGCGGCTTCACCGACAGTTGGGCCACCGACGCGACCGTGTGGGCGAACGTCAACCCGACCAAGGGCTGGGAGAAGTTCCAGGCCCAACAGACCCAGACGCCCGTCACGCACAAGATCACCATCCGCTACCGCAGCGGCATCACCACGAAACAACGCGTCCTCTTCGGCTCCCGCGTCTTCAACATCAAGGAAGCGCTGAACCCGGACGAGGCGAACGCCTTTCTCGAACTCCAAGCCATCGAACAACAGTGAGGTAACACATGGCGTCCAACCTGAAATTCACCACGGCCCTCCGCAACGCCCGCGGGGACGCCATCACCACCACCGCCGGCAACAGCGGCTTCATCAAGCTCTACACCGGCACGCAGACGACCGACGCCAACACGGCCCTCGGCGCCCAGACCCTGCTCGCCACCCTGACGCTCAACGCCACCTTCGCCGGGTCCACATCGTCCGGCGTGCTGACGCTCAACGCCATCACCAGCGACACCAACGCCGCCGCGACCGGCACCGCGACGTGGTTTCGCATGCTCAAGTCCAACGGCACCACCGTCGTCATGGACGGCAGCGTCGGCACGTCCGGCGCCGACTTGAATCTGAACACCACGAGCATCGTGTCGGGGGCGACCGTCGCCTGCACCAGCGCCGTGTTCACCGAAGGCAACGCGTAAGGAGACTCCTCATGGACAAGAAAACCCTGTTAGTAACCGCGATTTCAGCCGATCCGGCCTTCGTCACCGAAGTCTCGGACAACTGCTTCGACACCTTCATCACCCGCCTTGGCAAGGACGGGGAAGAAACCGTCGTCACCGCCGAATACCGCGTGTGGACGGTGGAGGAAGCCGAGGCAGAGGGCTACACCGCCGGGGGCATCGACACGGCCGACCCGACGCTCAAGGCCTACCGCATCTTCTAATTCAGCGTAGGTAGGAGGTGACTACCGACACCTTCACGTCCGGCTCCGGCAACTGGACCGTCCCGGTTGGCGTCACCACCGTCGCCATTGAAGTCTGGGGGCCGGGCGGGCCGGGCGCCGACGGCGCGGCCGCGAACTACGGCGGCGGCGGCAGCGGCACCAAGAACGGCGGCGACAGCGCGGCCGGGCAGGTCAGCTTCACCTACACGGCCAGCGGCGCCACCGGCACGCTCGCAGCCACCACATCGAATACGACACTGGCTTCCAGTGGCGCCGAAACCTTCACGGGAACCTTGGCGGCCAGCACGGCGGCCACGATTATTGCGGCAACCGGATGGGCCTCGGCAACCGGCACACTCGCGGCGACGACTGGAAACACTTCAGCGGCTCTCGTCGGGAAGGAAACCTTCACCGGCACGCTGTCCGGCGCCACGGGCGCCACCACACTTGCGGCATCGGTAACCGAATCCTTTACCGGAACACTATCGGCATCAACCGGAGCGACGACCTTAGCTTCCACCGGCTGGGCATCGGCAACGGGCACGCTCGCAGCCACCACGGGGAATGCCGGCCTTGCGGCATCTGGAGCGGAGCGGTTCACCGGAACGATTGCCTCAACGACATCGGATACCACTCTCGCCTGCACCGGCTGGGCGTCCGCAACGGGAACTCTTGCCGCGACGACGAGTGCCACGACACTGGCCGCCAGCGGGACAGAGACGTTCACCGGCACACTCGCAGCGACCACGGGGGCAACCTCCCTCACCGCGTCGGGCTGGACGACTATCACCAGCACGCTGGCGGCAACGACCGGCAACACCACGCTGGCCGCGTCCGGCACCGCCACCGCAGGCGGGACCGTCAGCGGAACACTATCGGCAACTACGTCGGCAACCACGCTAGCCGCCTCGGGAGTGGAAACACTCACCGGGACGATCGGCGCCATAACGGGAGCCGTCACATTGTCGGCGGTGGGAGCCGAGAGGTTCACCGGCGCGCTTGCTGCGACAACCGCGAATACAGCCTTATCCGCATCCGGGGCCGAACGGTTCACGGGTACGCTGACCGCGACAACGGCCAACGCCTCGGCAGGCATCAGCGGATCGGAAATCCTCACCGGCACGCTCGCGGGAACGACATCGAACACCACGCTTTCGGCCAGTGGCGCCGAATCCTTCACCGGCAGCCTGTCCGCGACGACCGGGGCAACCAGCCTCGCGGCGGGCGGCACGGAAATCCTGACCGGGACGCTTTCAGCCACCACCGGCCAGACGAGCCTGAATGCCAGCGGCGCCGTATCGGTCGCGACGCTCACGCCCTCCGGCCTGAACGTCGTCACCGTCCCGGCCGAGACCCGAACCGTCATCGTCGGCCCCGAAAACCGCGTGCTGACGCCGGCCAACGACAACCGCACCGCCGCCGTGGCGGCCGACGACCGAACCCTAACCGTAGCGAGTGAAACCCGAGTGACCCGAGTGGCGGCATGAGCGCATCGTTCAACAAAGACCCCTCCGCGCGGAAGGACTATCAGGTCGATTGGGCCGCGTGGCTCGTCAGCGACACCATTTCGGCCGTCGTCTGGACCGTGCCGGCCGGCCTGACCAATTACGCCACGAGCAACACCACCACCTCGGCCACCATCTGGCTGTCCGGCGGCACGCACGGGACCAACTACCTCGTCACCTGCCAGATTACCACCGCCGGGGGCCGCATCGAGCAGCAGAGTTTCACGATTCAGTGCCGGGACCAGTGATGGATTTTAGCGTCAAGATCGAAGGGCTGGACAAGCTCGCGCAGAGCAGCGACTTGATAAAGGCGAGGGGCAAGAACGAGATCGAGAAGGCGCTTTACGTCAGCGGAAAACGGGTGGAGAAAACGGCCAAAGAGTCCATTCAAGACGGCGAGGGCAAGCGTGGCGGCCGGTTTTACAAGCGGGGCAACATATTGCACCAAGCCTCCGCTCCCGGCGAACCACCCTCAACAGACACCGGGCGGCTGGTCAACTCGATCAACACCTACCTGAACCGCGCCGCCGGAGGCTTGGAAGCCTTTGTCACCGCCGGACGCGGCACCGTCAATTACGCGTATTTGTTGGAATTCGGAACCCGCCTGATGGCGGCCCGCCCGTTCATGGCCCCGGCCTTGGAAAAGAACAAGGCGTGGATCTTGGCCCGTCTTCAAGCAGCCATGCGCAAGGCTTTGAGCGGCAAATGAGCAGCCCGGACAACGCCCTGCAAAAAGGCGTCTACGACCGCCTCGTCGGCTATTCGCCCCTGACGACCGCGCTCGGCGGCCCGAAGGTCTACGACCACGTCCCGCAGGGAACCGACGCCCCTTATGTGGTGATCGGCGACGACACCGCGTTGGATTGGGACACGAAGGACAAGGCGGGCTGGGAGTTCACCCTCACAGTGCATTGCTGGGATTTCGCGGCGTCGGGCCGCAAGTCCGTCAAGGCGCTGCTCGGCTTCATTTACGACGCCCTGCACCAGCAGGAGGACACCATCACCGTCGCCGGCTTTGCCCTCGTGCAGATTCGCCGCGAGTTCCAGACCTCGTTCCAGGAAACGGCCGTCGAGGGCGACTCGGACAGTTATTACCACGGCGTCGCCCGCTACCGGGCCGTCGTCCAAGACATTTAACCCCCAAGGAGGACAACCATGTCAGCACAGAAAGGCAGGAACTTCCTGCTCAAGCAAGGAACGGCGACCGGCGGCACCACGCTCGCCGGCATGCGGGTCACCGGCCTGACCGTCAACAACGAGCAGGTCGATGTCACCAACAAGGACTCCGGCGGCTGGCGCACCCTGCTCGAAGGGGCCGGGACGCAGTCGATGGACATCTCCGTCGAGGGCGTGTTCACCAACGCCGTCGTCGAACACACCGTTCGCGGCTACGCCCTGGCCAACAATATCAGCGCCTTCGGCCTGCTGTTCCCGGACGGCGACTACATCGACGGCACGTGGGCCATCTCCAACTACCAGCGCTCCGGCTCGTTCAACGGCGAGGAGACGTACAGCATGACGCTCCAGTCGTCCGGCCAGCCCACCTACACCAGCGCGTAAAGGAGCAATCACATGGCAGTTTTATCCGTTCAGACCGCCGTCTTCGGCGGCCTCAGCTACACCTCGGCGGCGGCGTCCACGGCCGACAGTTTCGCCAACGACGGCAAGACCTTTCTGCTGTTTACCAACGCGAACGCCTCGGCCCGCACCCTCACCATCGCCGCCAACGACGCGGAGAAGCCCGGCTTCGGCACCATCGTCACCCCGGACACCGTCGTCAGCCTCCCCGGCAGCGGCACGAACGGCGGCCTCATGGCCGTCGGCCCGTTCCCGACCGAGCGGTTCAACGACCCGTCCACCGGCCGGGTCAGCTACACCATCGACGTGGTGACCGGCCTGACCGTGGCGGCGATCAAGCTGGCGACCTACGCATGACGTTTGACCTCGCCCGCCCCCGCTACACGCTCCCGCTCGGCGACAAGACGCACGAACTAATCGGCACGATGGAGATGATTGAAGCCGTCGAGTACGCCCTCAAGAAGGGGGCCTCGGAAATCACCGTCGAGGTGGTCAACGGCATGCCCTCGCACGAACTGGCCCGCCTCCTCGCCGCCATCCTCACCGCGTGCGGGGAGAAGACAACCCCGGCCCGCATGGCCGACCTGCTCTGGACCGAGATCGGGATTGCCGGGGCGGCCAACACCACCCTGCGCATGCACCTGTACGCCTTCCTCGGCATCTGCCTCGCCCCCCCGCTCGACCGGGAGAAAAGGGCCGGGGAGATGGGGGAGTTACTCGGGAAGCTCGGCGGGGCTTCCCCTGGAAAAGCTACCAAGAAACGTGCTTAGGCTGCCTCAACTGGCAGCCGTCGGAGTTCTGGAAGGCGACCACTTGGGACGTGATGCGGGCGTGCGCCGGCCGCAGCCGCACGACCAGCGCCAGCCGTCTTACCGAAGATGATGTCAACGAACTGAGAAGGATGATCGACGAAGATGGCTGATCTCGGTGAACTGGTGGTCCGCATCCGCGCCGACGCCGCCCAATTGGAGAGTGAACTGAAGCGCGTCCAAGGCGTGACGCAGGACCAGACGAGCAAAATGACCAAGTCGTTCCGCAGCCTGCACGACCAGTTGATCGACCTCGCCCCGGCGTTCAGCCTCGCCGCCCTCGTCGCCTTCGGCCGCTCGGCCATCGAGCAGGCCGACCACATCAACGACCTCGGCCAGCGAATCGGCTTCGTCGGCAGCACGCTGTCGGCGCTCAACATCCCGCTGCGGCAGTCCGGCTCCAACCTCGATGAATTCGCGGGGGCGATGGTGCGCATGAACAACGCCCTCGGCGAGGCGAAGAACAACCCGCAGATGATTAAAACCTTTGACGACCTGCACCTGTCGATCACCAAGCTGGAGCAATTGTCGCCGGAAGAGCAGTTCAACGCCATCGCGCAGGCCCTGAACGGCATCGACAACCAGAGCCAGTTCACGTCGCTCGGCATCAATATTTTCGGCCGCTCGTTCGCCGTCCTGGCCCCGCTGATCCGGCAGGCGGGCGGCGACATGAAGGCGTTCACCGAGGAGCAGAAAAAGGCGGGCAACGCCCTCACGGACGAACAACTGAAGCGGATCGACGAGTTCGGCGACAAGTGGACCGAGACGGTCGAAAAGTTGAAGCTGTCAATGACGGACGCCTTGCCCGCCCTCCAACTCTACCTCGACGGCCTCGCCGGAATCCTTAACCTGCCGGGCAACGCGGTGGACTTCGGCCGCCAGATCGGACTGGCCATCAACGGCAACCTCCCGAGCAACGTCTCCCGGAGCCGCCCGAACACCGTGGACGCGGCGACCGTCGTCAGCGGCTACACGCTGGACGCCAAGGGCAATCTGGTCAAAGCCAACCAAGCCGCCGGGACTAACGCCGGGCTGCTAAAAAGCTCCAGCGACGCCAAGAAGCAGGAGGCCGAGGACTACGACAAGGTCAACGACTCCCTTGACGAGTACATCCGCAAGATGGAGATGGAAAACGACCTGATCGGGCTGAATGAGCGGGACCGCAAGGGCATGGAAGCCGTCATGGAGGCCCAGAACCTCGCCATGAAGGACGGCAACATCCTCACCGAGGAGCAGATCGCCAAGATCAAAGGGCTGTCCGAAGCGCAGTACGACCTGAGCGAGAAAATGCGGGACGCGGAGACTGACGCCAAACGCATGCGCGAGAACTTGGTGGACGGGCTGACCGACATCGCCTTGCATTTTGACAACGCGGGCGACGCGGCCAAGAAATTCTTCGAGACCATCGCGTCCCAAATACTGACCAAGAAACTCACCACGCCCATCGCCGACGCGGCGGGCGGGCTGCTGAACAGCCTGATCGGCGGCATCGGCAAAGGCGGCATCGGGCAGGTCGTTGACAACATCGGCGCCTACGCCGGGCTGAACGAGAGCTACGGCCCGCCGATGCAAGGCTATGCGTCCGGCGGCAGGCCTCCTCTCGGGGTTCCAAGCATCGTCGGCGAGAACGGCCCGGAACTGTTCGTGCCCGACACGGCGGGAACTGTCGTCCCGAACGGCAAACTGGGTGGGGGAAGTGTGAACGTCAGCAACACCTGGAACATCGGCGACGGCGTGACCCACGCGCAACTCGCCAGCCTCATCCCGTACATCGAGCAGCGGACCCGCGCCAGCGTGTTCGCGGAGATTGAACGGGGCGGGAAGGCCGCCAGCATTGTGGGCCGCAAGTCATGACCATTTACATGCCCGCCTCGCCGGGCTTCACCGCCTGCCGCTTCGGGCTGGAGACAAATACGCAGAAGTGGGAAAGCCCGCTCACGAAGAATGTCCAGCGCGTCCTTTTGGGCGGCGGCCGGTGGATGGCAACGTACACGCTCCCCCGCATGAACCGCAGCGACGCGGCCTACTGGCAGGCGTTCCTCATGCAACTCGAAGGCGGGGTGAACACCTTCTACGGATTCGACCCCGACGCCCGCAATCCGAGGGGAGTCGCCACCGGCACGCCGCTGGTCAAGGGAGCAAGCCAGACCGGCAGCACGCTGCTGATCGACGGCTGCACCGCCAACGTCACGGGCTGGCTCATGCCGGGGGATTACTTCGCCTGCAACGGCCAGATGCACATGATTACGACCCGCGCCGACACCAACGGCAGCGGGGAGACGACGCTCAACTTCAAAGCCGCCATGCGGAACAGCCCCGCCGACAACGCCGTGGTGACCGTGCGCGACACGACCTGCACGATGATTTTGACCGACGACAACCAGACCGTCTGGCAGACCGGGACGCGGCTGGGGATTTATGAGGGGATGAGTTTTTCAGGGGTGGAGGTTTTCTAAATGACCCGCAGCATCGACACCGCCACGGAGGCCGCCTCGCAAGACGCGGCCATCCACCCCGTCCTGTTCGTGGAACTCCTCTTCGACAGTGGCCCCGTCCGCTTCCACAGCGAACTCGGCACGCTCGCCTTCGGCGGCAACGACTTCACCGGCACCGGCCGCTTGGGCGGCATATCCCAAGTGGACGAGGACACGGAACTCGCCCGCACACCGCTGACGCTCACGCTGGGCGGCATCCCGTCCGACATGATTAGCGTCGTGCTGAACGAACATTATCAGGGTCGCCGCGCCACGCTGTACGTCGGCTACCTCGACCTGACCACCCGCGTCCTCGTGGCCGACCCGATCATTCTGTACCGCGGCCGCATGGACACGCCCACGGTATCGCAGGGAAGCGAACTTAACATCACGTTGAACGTCGAGAGCCGCTTCTCCGCGTGGGACCGGCCCAACGTCTCCCGCTACAACAACGCCGACCAGCAAGCCCGCCATCCGGGCGACAGAGGCTTGGAGTACGTCGAGCAGACCACCGACCGCCAGATCAACTGGGGCGTCGCCGGGTGAGGGCCGAGGGCTGGGAATCCATGCTGGCGACCCGCATCCAGCAGGCTTATCACGTCCCGTTCCAGTGGGGCGAACACGACTGCGCCCTGTGGTGCGCGGATTGGGTGTTTGAGGCCACCGGCGCCGACCTCCTGTCCGACTGGCGGGGCAAGTACAAGACCGCAGCAGGGGCCGCCCGCCTGATGAAACGGCGCAAGTTTTCGGGCGTGGCCGCCATCGCCGCCAAGCATCTTCCCGAGATCAACCCGGCAATGGCCAAAAGGGGCGACATTCTGCTCCACCCGGACGGCTCGCTCGGCGTCTGCTACGGCCGCCACGGCTTCTTCCTCACCCCGGATTCCGTCACCACGATCCCCGTGGGCGCCTGCCCGCGCGCGTGGGCCGTCGAGTAAATGCCCGCCGTCGTCCCGCTCGTCGCCGCCGCCGCCGGGTAC